GGTACAGGTACTATCGAGTCAATCGGAATTGATGATTTCCCTAACAGACTAGTTGGTCGTGGCGGTGGTTGTCTACTCGCAGACAGAGCACAACTTGATACAGACTCACTATATACATACGTACTTTGTTTTGGTTTCACACCTCGTACTCAAAACGGTACAGGTTACGTTGCTAAAAACGGTGCTGGTGTTAACGGTATTGGTTCACTTTCAATCTTTACACGTCAGGCGTTCTTTGCTCTTGACGGTGGCCAAATGACATTGAACAACTCAGGTTCTCAGTTTGGTGACATATCAATGAGAGCAAGAGGCAGTACGGTTATTATTAGACCTGCAGAAGCCACTGCAGCCAACTTAACAGCAAACTCTGCATTCGCTGACGTAATCGAAGAAAATAAACAAGAAATAGTAGATGATATGGTTTATCATCTTACAACTCCTGTTGCAAGCGGCGGTTTGGGTTATCAAGGTTATAACGCTGATAAATGCTTTAGAGATACTGGTATTATTGTTGATAATACAGGTTATGACATTGCAACAAACGGAAACTATTGGGGAAGATTAAACGGTATATCTTACCGTTCACCGATTTCATATCTTGTTGTTGACGAACAATTAACAGAAACTACTGGTTCTATCGAACACCTTAAAGACTCAATGACTAGCTCAGATGGCGGCATCTTCGGATACGCAAGTTCTACAGTTAGAGCAAGAATTGATACTTCTTTAAATGAAACTCTTAATATTTTACAAAACGGAGAAGAAGCTGCTAATCCTATTATCTTCGCTGATACAGGAAAATCAGATCAAACAGCGGCTCGCGAAGTAGTACAAGTAAACAGAGATTTAATCATTAACGAATTCGTAGATTGGATCGACAACAACGACGAGTTTTATGCTTATGACAGTGTAAAATGCGAACGCGATGTTCAAGAGTATATCTTACCAGCAGTAAAATATGATATGATGCTTGATACTAACTATAATGCTGTAACATCAGGTTTAGCTTATTATGTTAATACTGCAAGAACAAGTTTAGAAAATCAAAGAAATGAAACAGTTGCTTCATTTAAAAGATTACGTAAAACTACTGATGAATTAATTCAGGCCAATTCTGCTCCTGCTGCTCAAGATGCTTATGATGCATTCAGCGTAATCATTGACTCAATTTCTAATGTTGGTGATAAGTACACACCAACTAAGGCAACATACGATCCGACAACTGGTGCGATGGTTATCACTATTGGTACTCACGACTTAACAGTTGGACGTTACGTTAACCTTGCTGAAGAATCATTTACGTTCACATGTTCAAGCGATAACTTTAAAACAAAAATTAGCCATCCACGTAAATCAGAAAAGGCTTACTTAGCTGCGCTTCCAATCGTTGCGGTATCAGCAAAAACTATTACGGTTAACCCTGGATTAACAGCTGCTAACTTCGAACACAGATTTGTTGAAGCATCTGATAACGCTGTATCAGTAATCGGCGAAGCTATTACATTCAGTGATAACGCTGCAATCTCTGCAGATAAACGCAATGCTCGTAAACATCTTCAAGCTAATAAAGAATACGTACAAGATTATATGATGCAATGGGCTGACGATGAATTCTATTTCTATGATAGCAAAAAATGCCATAGAGATACAGAAGAATATATTTTACCAGCTGTTCAAAGAGATATGATCCTTGGTACAAACTATAACGCAATCCAAACTGGTGCTGCATATCGTACTAAATCAGGCGAAGTTAGTGTTACAGATCAATTGGTAGAAACAGTAGGATCTATTGATTATTTAAAATCAAGAGCTGCTATGTTTATTGGTGATAACTCAATTGCTGTTGATAGATCTAATGACTCATTCGATGAAATGAAAAGATTACTTAATAACAATGGTAAGAAATACACACCAACTAATGCATCTTACGATCCTGCAACAGGTTCTATAGACTTAACTATTGGTTTACACGATTTTGATATCGGTGATGAAATTTATATCGAACCACATAGTTTAGTGTTTACATGCGCACTCGATGGCAATGCAACTAAACATGCTTATCCTGCTACTCAGTTCTTAAACTTTACACCAACTGATGCAACATACAATGTAGCTTCTGGAGAGTTTAGTGCAACTATTGGAACTCACACTCTTAAAGTTGGTGATAAAGTTGAATTTAAACCAAATTCTATTGTATTCACTTGCGAGCTTGACAACGACATAACAAACCACCCTGCACCTGAATCACATCACCCGTTCTATAAGAAACAAATTACTATCACAAAAGTAGATGCTACTAAAATTTACATGAATGTTGGTGGAATTGTTGACGGTGGTGGTGTTCATACATTTGTATCTGCGGCAGATAACGCGATACAGGCCGAGAAAATACATCCTATATACAAAAAGCCTGTTACGATTTCAGCAAGGACCGGTACAACGATTACTGTTAATGTTGGTGAGTCAAGTGATACATCAGTTCATACATTTGTATCTGCAACAACTAATGCAATTCGTGAAGCAGGAATGTGGACAGGAACATTTACTCCACAAACAGCTACATATGATCCTATATCAGGTGATATGGAAATCACAATTGGTCAGCATGATTTACCAGTTGGTAAATGGATACAAATCGCACCTGAGTCAATGGTATTTAGTTGTGATGTTGGCGGTGTAACAGGAACAGATGCTGCTCCGTTATACGATCACCCAGCATATAAAGAACCAGTTAGAGTAAAAGATGTTACTGCTAATACTATTACAGTAAATGTAGGTAATGCAAACGGACATGCAAATAACCACACATTTGTAAGCGCAACTGCAGACTGTATCGATGCTAACGCATTATACTTCTCAGATCCTGCTAAAGTATTAAAAGCCTATACTCCAACAACTGCTACATACGATCCAGTAACTGGAGAATTTGTAGTTACTCTTCCAGCACACGATCTTACTACTGATGATCATATCGAGCTACAACCACAAAGCTTCGTATTTAGTTGTGCTGCAAACGGTGGAGGTAATGATTATTCACCACGTATTGGAGACTTTGCATATAAGTTACCATTAAAAATTAGCGCAGTAACTACAAATACAGTAACGGTTAATGTTGGAAACGCTGGAACAAATACAGACGTGCATACATTTGTAAGCGCTGACGAAGGAGCAGTTATTAAAGTTGCAGGTTCTCAGCAAGGTGTATACGCATCTAGAAAATTACAGAAAAACAAAGCGTATTTACAAGCAGAAGTTGCTGCTTACTTGGATACAAACTATTTCATCTACGATAAAGATAAATGTTCAAGAGATACAGGTTTAATTTTAGATGCAGTTGCTAGAGATATTCTAACAGACTCAACCGTTAACGCTTACTATGTAGGTAAAGGTTACACGATTGGTACAGTAGGTGCCAACGCAGTAATTAACGAACAATTAACTCAAACAGTTGGTGCTATCACTTGGCTAAAAGGTAAAATTGCAACTGAAGTATTAACAGATGCGACAGCGATCACGAGATCGAATGCAGCGTTTGATACTGTTATTGATATTATGACAAACGGTATCGGTGGTGCTGCTTTACCAATATACGGTGACTTAACAATTTCACCAGAACATCGTCAAGCAGGTAAAGCAATAATTACTAACAAAGCGTTTATCCAAAAAGAAATCATCGCGTTTATCACAGCTAACTATCCAAACTTCGTATATAACACAGCTGCATGCGAAAGAGATATGGGTATCTTCGTTGACCTAACCGCATGGGATGTACAAAACGGTTCGAATGCTTTAAGTGCAACTAACTCGAAACTATACTTTGAAAACGCTATCCCAGTATTAGACGATGAGGAAGTTGTTCCAACATCGGAAGCATTCTTCTTCGCATCAGATCTAGTTGGTCAAATTGTTAGAAACGAAGTTGTTACTCCACTTCAAGGTGTGGTAACTCAAACTATTGTTGAAACAACAACATATACTCCAACAACTGCAACATACGATCCTGCTAATGGCGACTTCGTAATGACTATGCCTGGACATACTGTTTCTCTTAACGACAGAGTTACACTAGAACCAAATAGCTTTACATTCACATGTGCAATGGACGGTGACGATGCTGCTAAAACTTATCCTCGTGCAGGACTTGATCCATACGCGTTAAAAACATATTTAGTTAAAGAAGTAACATCAAGCACAGTTACATTAGATGCTGCGGCTTCTGGTCCTAACAAATACTTTACACCAACAGCCGCTGTTTATGACGCGGCATCAGGCATAATGGAAGTTACAGTTGGACAACACGGCTTAAGAGTCGGTAACGGTGTTGTTCTAGAAAATAACTCTTTCACATTTACATGTGATCAAGATAGTAACGCAACACAACATACATATCCAAGAGTTGGTGATCCATTAACTGGTAAATCATTAACAATTACTGCGGTTGGTGAAACTCAACATACTCCAACAAATGCAGTTCATAGCCCATCAAGTGGTGATACAACAATCACATTAGCTGGCCACGGATTTAGTAATGGTGATTATGTAATGATCGCAGATTACGGATTAGTATATACATGCGTACTTGACGGTTACACAGTTGAAAAAGGTTATCCAAGAGCTACTGATTTTGCATCTAACCGTTGGTTGGAAATTTCAGATGTTACAACTGATACATTCAAATTAAATGTTGGTCCATCTCCATATAACGGTGCTCACACATTTGTATCAGCGACTTCCAACTCAATCAGACGCCAAACTGGTACAATGACATTTAATGTTGGTGACGCAGGATCAGCTTCTGGATCAGTACATACATTCGTAAGTGCAACAGCCAACGCAATTAAACATGAGCCACAAACTGTACATACATTCGTATCGGTTACTGCTGATGCAGTTAAAGTAGCAAATATGGCAGAAGCTTATACACCAACAGATGTTGCATACGATCACATATCAGGTGTCATGACAATGACGTTGGGTACACACTCATTTACTGAAAAAGACTACGTAATTTTTGCTGAAAACGCAATTACATTAAGTTGTGCAAGTAATGGTGGTGGTAACTTATCTCATCCACGTCCTTCAGATCCAATATTCAACAAACCAGTTAGAATTGACTCCACTACTCCAACAACAATCACGTTGCAAGTTGGACCAGCTAATGTTAATGCCGCTCATACATTTGTAAGTGCATTAACCGACGGTGTAAGAAGATCAATTAAGCCTGAAGTTTCAGAATTAGCTGAGCAGTTATTCTATGATGTTGGCGCTGTTATTAGAGAGAACGATGGAACGATCCCTGCGATTGTTGAACCAGCATTTGATACTCATACCGCAAACTATACATTAGGTTCAGAGTTCGAGTCAATCAAAGGTCAATCAATCAAATATCAAACTGAAATCAATGAATATATTACAGAAACATATAACGGTTTAGCATACAATATCGCAAAATGTCCAAGAGATGTTGGTTATATTGTTGACGCTATTTCAGAAGATTTAGAATATGGCGGAGACTCTGCTACAATATTTAATGCAAGATACTATTTTGAAGGCGCTATAAACGTACTTCCAATGTATCAAAGAAAACCTACAAGATTAGCGTTCACTCACATTGCAAATGTAATAGAAAAAGTTATAACTAATACTGTTAATGAGCCAGTGTTTGGAACAAGATTTACACCAACAACCGCTACATACGATCCAGCTACTGGTATCATGGAAGCCACGGTTGGTGCACACACATTAACAACTAGCGATCACGTTTGGTTCAAGCCAAATGCAATTACATTCTCTTGTGATACTGGTTCAGGTCCAACTAACCACGCAAGCCCAGAAGCACATCATAGGTTCTTCAATAAAGCATGTCCAATCATCGGAGTAACAGCTACGACTATCACAATGTGGGTTGGAAACGCTGGATCATATAGCGGAGCTCATACTTTTGTAAGTGCTTTAACTGATGCTATCTCTCAAATAAACGGCAACATCGTATATCAAGAAGTTGCAATGCAAGCTGCCGATGCCGCAACAGGTACTGAAGCTAAGAGACTTGCAAACATTATTTCAAATATTGTTGATGATAGATTAGTTATTCCTGATTATCAAGGTTCATTAGATATAACACAACAAACACCAGAATCTCTTCCTACAGAGAACTTGTTGACTAAACCTAAAATGGATCCTGCTAGAACATTCGCACGTAAATCTCTACAATGGAACAGAACGTTTATTCAAGAAGAGATTATTCAATTCGTACGCGATAATAACTACACATTTGATGAAGCTAAATGCGCAAGAGATGCAGGCTTTATCATTGATGCGGTTAGAAGAGATGTTCAAACAGGTTCAACTTATAATGGTAAGTACATTGGTAAATCTTACAGAATTGGTACTGTAGGAGCCGATAAGGTTATCCAAGACCAACTTGCCGAAACAATTGAAGGAATTCAATATGTACAAAAAGACATCGAAGCACAACTTTCCGGTGTAGCACTATCTAGAGCTCAGAATTCCTTCAGTAATATTATCAATGCGATGGTCAATGACTATACTCCAGACGGAACAAATTATAGTTACGGTGATGGTAAAGTTTCAGAAAATCACGAGTTTGCTCGTACAGGTTTACAATTAAACAGAGCATTCTTACAAGCTGAAGCTACTGCTTGGGTTAATGTGAATTATCCTGGACTATCGTATGATGTTGCTAAATGCCAAAGAGATACTGGTATCATGGTTGATGCAGTATCTTATGACGTACAACATGAGTCAAACTCAGCAATGTTAGATGTTGCTAAACTATACTTTGAAAACGGATTATCAACACTTTCCGCAGATCAACGTACACCTACAGCAGCATTATATACACACTTAAGTTCTGTTGCTTCGCAAATCGTTCTTAAACAAACAGTTTCAAAATCTTCTGGAAACACCGAATTACAAAATACTTCTTTCGGAGTTGTAACTGCACCAGTAGCGCAACATATTACATCTCTATGGAATATAGTTGGAGATTTAATTGCTGATGACTCATTAATCAATATGCCACAGCTTGTTGAAGCAAAAACAACAACTTCTGGTGCTGATGGTTACTTGTACGAAACAGAAGCTGCGCTTGTAGGATCTCGTAAAGATAATCTGCAAGCTACAATCACAAACTACTTAAGAGAAAACTTCGGTTATCTCGAGTATGATGAAGATCGTTGTAGAAGAGATACTGGTTATATTGTTGATGCTATATCACACGATATCCAATACGGTGGTAACTCTGCAATGCATGGTACTGCTGAACTCTATTTCAAAAATGCGGTTAATATTTTACCTGCTGATCAAAGAGATTCAACAAGAGAAGCATTTGAACATCTTGGTAAAGTAGTTCGTTGGGTAACACGTAATGAAATGATACCACGTAAAGAAGGACGTAAGTTTACACCTACTTCTGCAACCTATGATCCAGATACAGGTATCTTTACAGCTACTATGGCAAATCATAATCTTAAAGTTGGAGATTATGTAATGATTGCACCAAATAGTATTGTATTCACATGCGCATTAGACGGTGGTGTACATGAACATCCTGCTCCTGAAGCACATCATCCATACTATAATGCACCAATGAAAATTACTGCAAGAACTGGAACAACTATTACTATGGATGTTGGTAAAGTTCCTTACGGTAAAGGTGGCGGTGCTCATACTTTTGTAAGAGCTACAATGAATGCGATTACTCACTTAACTGGTAATACTGTTAAGCAAGAAATGAGTAATATGACTGCAAGAAGATCTATCGCAAACGAAGCGATGGAATTAGCTACGATGTTGGCGAAAGTTGCAGACGATAATAGTCCTGCAAATATTCCATCAAGAATTGATCCTGATACAAGTTGGATTGAAACTAACTTGATAACTGCTAAAGCTGCAATAGATAACAACTCTATTCAGATGGCTAAAGACTTGCAAGTTTATATTTCAGAAACATATAACGGTATTAGTTACTCTAAAGAAAAATGTCGCAGAGATGTTGGTGTGATGATAGACTCTATTTCACACGATGTTAACTATACAACTAACTATGCAATGTTGATGACAGCAGGCTTATACTTTGAAGGTGCTCACTCAATCTTACCTGCAGATCAAAGACAACAAACCGCTAAATTCTTTACTGAAATGGCAAGAGTTGTTGAAGCTATCGTACAAGGTCAGACAGCATATCAAACAGGATTTACTGCCACAAACGCAACATACGATGCTGATACGGGTTACTTCACAGCTACACTTCCTGCAGATCACGGATTTAAGATTGGTGATTACGTATCATTCGATCCTGCAAGCTTCACATTCGCTTGTGATACTGGTTCTGGTGTAACTAACCATGCTGTACCTGAAGCACATCATCCATATTACGATGTACCATGCCCAATCTTATATGTTGAAGGTAGTGTCATTACAATGTGGGTTGGAGCTGCAGCCACATACTCAGGTGTACATACATTCGTAAGTGCAACTGAAGAAGGTCTTAAGAAAGCAGTAAGAACTTGGACTGCGCAAGATAAAACAAATACAAACGCTACCGCGGTTGAAGGTGAAGAAGTTGCAGATCTAGTAAGAATTGTTGAAGATGCAATTAGAAGAGATAATACTGATGGTCTACCTGATATTATCGAGCCTAACATAAGTTGGGTTAATGCTTCTAAAGTTGAAGCAGGTAAAATTATCGATGATAACCTCGATGAATTAGCTGATGATATTACTAAGTTCTTGAAAGATACATTTACAATTATCGATTATTCTAAAGCTAAGTGTCGTAGAGATGCTGGTTATATTGTAGATGCTATGAGTTGGGACCTTAACTATGGTGGTAACTTGGCAACAAGATGGAACGCTGATTTCTATTATTGGAATAATGAATTACGTATTCCTGAAGACACAAGAGTGGCTACTGCTAAAGCTTATCGTCAACTTGGTAAAATAGTAAGTCAAGTAGTTATAGGAAAACTTGCTGGTCAAGCTGTTCGTTCAGAATTAGGTACAACTACACAAGAAGCTCAAGCAATTAAACTTGGTGATATATTACATAACGTAATGTTCTATGACACACCTCAAGCTCTTGGTCCTGTAACAGAACCTAACTTCGAATGGGAAACAAACAAAGAATACGGTTTCGCAAAACAAATTCTTGCTAATAATAAAGTTAAACTACAAAGAGAAGTACAAAGATTTATCACTTCAGAATATAAGTTTATTGACTTACCTAAAACTTATCGTGATGGTCTCAACTTCCTTAAAGTTCTACAAAACGACTTTAATGGCCGTGTAGCTGATCCAGATGTTGGTACAGTTGGTTCTGATAAAGCTGCAAGATCGTTTGTTGGCGCATTGTTTAATATCGATGCACAACACGTATTCCCAGTGTTTAATCCACCTGCAGCATATACAAATTGGCGTAGATTGAGATTTAAAGGTACAGTCGATAATGTTCCTGCGTTAGCAACTTTGAACGCGACTTCTAAGAAATGGGATGCTCGTATTGTTCCAACAGATCCAAATGCTAATCGTTATGTAGGTGCTATTTACGTATATAACGGTGCAGGTGCTTGGAACATTGTATCTGAAGGTAATAACAATACAGATTTATTACTTGCCTTCACTGAGGCGTGGTCACGCATGAAAACTTATATAAATACAAATATCGCTCCTGATGTAACACACCAAACGACGGTAACAGAATTGATTGATAACGTAATTATAGACAGTGTTATTAGACCAGACTTCTTGACCTTTGGGTCGTTAGTTGAATCTATCGCGCACCAGTTTAACGGTGCTTCAGCTGGTGTTAACAGAAATGCGTTGCCGCTTAACTTCAGAAACGTTGGTGCTGCTATCGGTGCTAATGCTTCGGTATTATCAGAAAATGGTGGTCGTATTAGATGGTCAGGATCAGACGAATTAAACAACCAGTACTTCGCAAGAGGTCTTAAGATTAATGGTAGAACAGGTCGAATTGAAGGTAGACCATTTACCTCATCTGTTAGAAAACTTGCCCGAAGGGCATCAAATAGTAGGGCAACTCTATAATGGCAATTTACACAATAGCAACATCACAGGCGCCTGATGCAAAACCGGTCGCCAAATCCTTTACATTGACTACCAACTGGTTGCCAATGATAGAAGTACCAAATTATGAAGTCCCAGAGCTAGTCTTTGGGGGTTCAACTACAACAGAACCTGGCGTTGGTGAAGTTATTTCACCACTCATTTTATGTAACATTACCGCAAACACGGTAGCGGTTGATGTAGAAGTACATAGAGAAGCTGAGAATGCAGAATTTTATCTAGTTAGAAATTTACAAATTCCAGGTTATGAAACTATTCCATTACCTCTTAACGGGCAATTTTTTAAATCAGGTGATTTATTAAATCTGAAGGCTGATACAAACTTAGCAATTCATGCTACGTTATCGTTTACACTGGGCCAAGCCGAAGAGGATGACGTCTAATGGCATTTAATTCAATAAGCGGAAGTAGAATAATTGGTAAGGGTACGCCACAAGCTGTACCCATCCAATTAGATCCTGCCCCGTATACTGGAGCCATTGCTTATGGTTCAGACGGTTTAATATATGTTTCTAACGGTACAGCTTGGAACGCAGTTGGTGCAGGAATTCAGGGTACAACTGGTCTTCAAGGTGATGATGGATTACAAGGTACACAGGGTACGTATGGTCCAGGATTTGATGTTATTGGTTCTGTTACAGATGTTGATACTGGCGGAGACCAACAGGCAACTCTTAATACTGCATTCCCATCGGCTACAACTGGTCAAGGTGTTATCGATAATGCAGATGATGAACTTTGGGTTTATGACGGAGCAGTCTGGGTAAATGTTGGATCGTTTAGGGGTGTTCAAGGTTTTCAGGGTACGTTAGGTAACCAAGGTACACAGGGTACAATTGGTGAAGAAGGTATTCAAGGTTCTCGCGGTTATAGAGGATTTCAAGGAACGCAAGGTATACAAGGCGATACCGGTATTCAGGGTATGCAAGGTATTCAAGGAGACCAAGGGGTTCAAGGAATTCAAGGTGTCCAAGGAGATCAGGGTACGCAAGGTATTCAGGGCTTACTCGGTTTTCAGGGTATACAAGGACCGCAATCTATTCAGGGTACAACTGGTATACAGGGTGACCTAGGTTTCCAAGGTTTCTCAGGTGACGACTCAGGAATGGTTGTTCAATATAACGTAGGACACCAATTTGCAGAGCCAGGTCCAGCTACTTCTGGATTTATGATATTCAATTCGCCAGCAGCTGATACAGGTGCATTAACTGGCGCAACTAAACTTTGGATTGCTGATAGTGATACATTTAACATTGATTTAACAGCTTACTTCAATGCGTTAGGTACATCTAGCTCTACCAATAAAGGTTATATAAAAATCACATTGCGTGATAATCCTAGTACGTATGCCATATTCTCAATCCAAGGATTGGTTGATGATGGTAGTTACTTTGATTTAGATGTTACTTATCTAAGTGGTAATGGTAATAAAGAAGATTTTGTTGCTGAGGATTTACCTTCTAATCCAGGAACATATATTTCATTACCATGTATTGTTGCTTTAGATATATCAGGTGATAGAGGTTTTCAGGGAGTTCAAGGTTTTCAAGGAACGCAGGGACATCAAGGCGTACAAGGTTTACTCGGTAATCAAGGTACTCAAGGTCCACAATCTATTCAGGGTATCCAAGGCCATCAAGGCATACAGGGTATTAAAGGTATTCAGGGAAATCAAGGAACGCAAGGAATTCAAGGAATTCAAGGTGTTCAATCTGTTCAAGGTGTGCAGGGCATACAAGGTGGAACAGGTACACAAGGAATACAGGGTTTACAAGGAGACCAAGGGGTTCAAGGAATTCAAGGTTTTCAAGGCTATCAGGGAACAACGGGTATCCAAGGTGATACCGGATTTCAGGGTACACTAGGTAATCAGGGTATTCAAGGAATTGGCGGTAATCACGGCGGATTAACATTCGAATGGAATTTTAACTCTAACGTTACTCCAACAACAGATCCTGGTACAAGCAATTGGAAAATTAATAACGCTGACATTACTTTAGCTACAAAATTAACTATTGACGATTTGCCGCTAGATAATTATTCTGCTGCAATAGATGATATTTTTGATTATTTAGACTCAAATCAATCAGCGGTTAAAGGTCAAATCTTTATCGAAAGTGAACACGACGATAATGGACCTCCAGGACATCACTTCGTTGTTTACGAATTTACTAATTGGACTTGGGATTCTTCAGGCTCAAAACTATGGGGTGAATTTGACGTTACCCACGTAGAGTCTTCTTCTGTTGCAAGCAATGATTGGAATAACGTAGTAAATGATCACGGTTCTAAAGCTATTATCAACTTTATTCCAGCAGGTATACGAGGAACGCAGGGTGTTCAAGGACATCAAGGCGTTCAAGGAGTTCAGGGCGTTCAAGGAACACAAGGACCACAATCTATTCAAGGTACTACCGGTATTCAGGGCATGCAAGGTATGCAAGGTATCGAAGGTGCAAGAACATTTACCGTAACTAGCTCTGGAAGTACAGACTATATAGTAGATACTGTTGCAGATCCAGTCTTACATTTAATTAGAGGATTTACCTACTTATTTGATGTAGATGCGCCTGGTCACCCATTTGATATTAGAGTTTCAAACGGTGGAGCTCAGTATAATGACGGCGTTACAAATAACGGGGCAGCATCTGGAATTATTACATTCAGAGTTCCTTTTGACGCGCCAGCATCTTTATATTATCAATGCCAATTACATGCTGGTATGGGTAATACTATTGTTACTTCAGATCTTGGTCCTCAGGGTACTCAGGGTGTTCAAGCTCTACAAGGTATTCAAGGATTTATAGGTTTACAAGGCGATACAGGTGCAGGTAATCAGGGTATTCAAGGCACAATTGGTATTCAAGGCGATACAGGCTTTCAAGGAGTTCAAGGTTTCCCTGGTCCGATCGGTCCACAAGGTACACAAGGAACATTTGGTTTACAAGGTGGACCGGGTCAGCAAGGTACAACTGGTTCGTTTGGTGGTGTTACTTTTGATTACACATTCAGCACAGATACTACTACATCAGACCCAGGTGTTGGTACACTTAAGTTTAGCAATACGAGCATTAACTCTGCAGGTAATCTGTATATGGACGATAGAGATGATAACTTTACGGACATTCAACCGTTCCTTAGAACTATTGATGACTCAACAAGCCCTATCAAAGGTCACTTTAAAGTATCTGAAAATGGTTCACCTGAGAATTTTGCAGTATTCACTATAACTAGTGTCCAAGAACTTTCAGGTTATTTTAACATAATCTCTTCATATGTAAACGGTTCAGTCACTAGTTTCACAGATGGTGAAGATGTTGTTATCACGTTTGCAAGAACCGGTGATATCGGTGCAACTGGTTCTCAAGGTACGACCGGTATTCAGGGTGATGTCGGTTCACAAGGTACAGCAGGATTTATCGGTGGCGTAGGCTCGCAAGGTGTGCAAGGTTTTCAGGGTACACAAGGTTTTCAGGGTTTTCAGGGAAATGAAGGAATTGGTACGCAAGGTGCTACCGGTATTCAAGGTCCTGAAGGACAACAAGGTGACGAAGGTGAAGTCGGTGGAGACGGGCCACAGGGTGTACAAGGCTCGTTGGGTTTCCAAGGTGCAGATGGTTTCCAAGGCATGCAAGGTATGCAAGGTACGCAAGGCGTAGGAGCGCCTGGTGCTTCTGGTATTCAGGGTAATGATGGTTTCCAAGGTATACAAGGTATGCAAGCTGCCCAAGGTATTCAGGGTAATGTTGGACCAATTGGATTTGGTACGCAAGGTGTACAAGGCTTACAAGGTTTCCAAGGAGAAAGCGGTTTCCAGGGTGCTGGAGGTTTCCAAGGTATATCTGGTTCGGGTAACCAAGGTGTTCAAGGTTTTAACGGCTTCCAAGGTTTCCAAGGTGATAACGGTTTCCAGGGACCATCTGGTGCTGGTAACCAAGGTGTTCAAGGTTTCCAGGGTGCAATTGGTATCGGTGATGTAGGTTTCCAAGGTACTCAGGGATTATTAGGCCCGCAAGGTATTAGTGGTGAAGAGGGAACTGGCGGTGTACAAGGTTTACAAGGTTACTTCGGTTTCCAGGGTATGCAAGGTATTAGTGGTGCTTTAGGTAATACTGGTTTACAAGGCTTCCAGGGTATATCCGGTACGGGAATTCAAGGTGTACAGGGTAGAACTGGACAAGGCGTACAAGGTATGCAAGGCTTCCAGGGTTTACAAGGTTTCCTCGGGTTTCAAGGTGCTATCGGTGGCGGTGTACAAGGTTTCCAAGGTACAGCAGGTTTCCAAGGGGATTACGGTTTCCAAGGTACTCAGGGTGTTCAGGGTCCAGGTAATGAAGGTGGTGTTGGTAACTTACAAAACGTTCACACATCTGGATTGCAAGAAACTCCACTCTTTATTCCAATGTTTGAAGCTGGTGCAGATCAAAGACAGTTACTTGCTACGACTGGTCCAAATCCAAACGGAGAAAGTAACTTCTTCTATACTTCTAATATTGACGAACTTAGTGTTGAAAACATCAACCTTGGCGGTAATATTGATATAGGCGGTTCATTAACAGCAGGAGCTTTAACTGGTCTTACTTCAGATCTTAACTTACCAAATAACGTTTATATGGGCTTTGGTACTAACCAAGCTGCTAAACTAGGATTTGATAGTACTGGTTCTGGAACATTGAACATTGATGTCGACACAACTAATGTAAATGCGGTATTAATTGAAAAAAGATCAGATGGATCTGCGTTGTTTACATTCGATACGGCAACTGGTTCGTTTACAGCATCTGGTGATGTAGTAACAAACTCAGATGAAAGACTTAAAACGAATATTAAAACTATTTCTGAAGCATTACCTAAAGTAATGGAATTAAGAGGCGTATCGTTTAATATGAAAGATAATCTTGATTTGAATAAGATCGGACTTATCGCTCAAGAAGTTGAAAAGGTAATACCTGAAGTAGTTCTTACTGATAAATCATCACAACAAATTAAGTCAGTAGCTTACAGTTCGCTAGTTGGTCTCTTGGTTGAAGCCATTAAAGATTTAAAAACTGAGGTCGACGAAATAAAAGTGCAATAAGATTTTGTAGACACTATGGTTTAAATCGAGGGGGTCTATTCGTAGTACCCCCTTATTTTTTATAAATAGAATAAACGAATAAAGAGATGAAGACATGGGATCCAAAGCAAATATCTATATAGATCAAGGTACTGATTTTCGCATCACGTTGGAAATGTTCGACGGGGATGATGATGATTTGGTGATCGGCACTTTTAGTTTCTTCGCAGATTTAAGAAAAATGTACTCTTCAAAAAGAGCTGCAGAGTTTGTTGTAGAAAAGAACGAAAACGACATAACACTAGTTTTAGAAGCCGATGTTACGGCCAATCTAAAACCTGGGAAATATGAATATGATGTTTTAATGAGAAAATCCAGCGGTGAGATGTCCAAGATAGTTGAAGGACTAGCTATTGTTATTCCTACTATCACGGAGGTATAACTGGTGAGCATTAAAGTTAAAGTAGGTCAATCCCAGAAGATAAGGATTGTCGCTTCTGCAGAAAAGAAACCGTTAATTACGCCTGATTCGATAACTTTAGGAATCGATACGGTAGGTCAGTATGTAGCTAAAATTGACGCAGGTTCTGGTATTATAGTTACACCAGAACTTAACGTTGAAAACGCAAACCTAGTAATATCTCATGCCGCAACTTCTACAGAATTAAGTTCTAATAATGCTGGTTTAGAATTTGCTGGTAATATTGATATTGATCAATACGGTCACATTACTCAATTTACTAATCGTTCTTTTTCTAATACAAATTTCTCATACGCAAACACCGTTATTAGTACTAATGATATAACTCTTGGTACTACGGCTTTAACATTAGGCGAAACATCGAATAACATAATCGGTCTTACAACTTTTGAAGCAGGTGGTGTTGAACTATTCGATAGAACATTTACAGCAAACGGTAATATTAGTTTTGAGCCTGGCAGTAACAATGTTATTGATATGGGTTTCTCAAGAATTACTGGTCTTGCAACTCCTATTGACGGATTTGATGCCGTTAATAAAACTTGGCTTGAATTTGAATTAGATAGAGTTGAAACTTCTATTAAAGTTTTTGACGATCCTATTCTTCCTTCAGATGCTACTAATAAAAGATATGTTGATAACTTAGTTACTGGTTTTGTTGTTAGACCGCAAGCTTTAGCCGCAACAACAGCAGATCTTGGCGCTACTTTTGAAGAAGGTAATACAAGTGTAAGAGATACGCTTACTATTCCGCCAGTTAACTTTTTATATATCGATGATGTTACTACTTGGACATTAGGCGCGAACCTTCTTGTTAAAGACCAGACAGATGCTTCTGAAAACGGCTCGTATAATGTTAAGCAAATTGGTAGTGCCAATACAGCTTGGATTTTTGAAAGAGCTGATTTCTCTACAAACACTGAACTTCCTGGTTCTTATGAATTTGTTACTGACGGTACAATTAACGGCGGCACAGGTTGGGTTGCAACAGTTCTAGACGCTTCTAACTTTAACCTTAATACTGATCCTATTGAATGGGCTCAGTTCCAAGGTGAAGGTACATTTACTGCAGGCTCAGGTTTAAATCTTAACGGAACTCAATTCAGTGTTTCTCAAACTCTGTCATTGGATCAAATCAATCCAGTTGGTGACGATTTAATTGTTGGCGGAACTTCAGCACTTAGACTTCCTAAAGGTACAGTCGCTGAAAGGCCAAATGCACAAGCAGGTCAGATACGATTTAATTCGCAAGACAATCAATTCGAAGGTTATGATGGAGTAGCATGGGCAGGATTAGGTGGTACTGTTGATGTTGACCAAGATACAAAAGTTGTAGCAGAAAATTCACCTGGATCTGACGACGATCAATTACAATTCTTTACTGGCGGCACTTTAGCTGCTATGATGAATGCAAATAATGTTGCAACCTTTTATGGTGACGTAAATATTAATGCTCTTGGTTCTACTCTTAGTCCTAAAACTCCAGGTGCAATAAACTTAGGTGCTTCTAACTTTAACTATGATAAAGTATTTACAAGTAAAATTGGTTCAGACGATCAATTAGTTAGAATTGATACTACTGGCGCATTGGTTATGCCAAAAGGTACGACTCTTGAAAGACCGGTTGGTATCGTTGGTGGATTACGTTATAATATTGATGACGCAAGATTTGAAGGTTATGACGGTACAGCTTGGGCAGGTCTTGCTGGATCTGTTATGGATCTCGATAGAAATACGTATATTATTGCAGAAACTTCTGCAGGTGTAGATAACAATGATTTAGATTTCTATACTGCGAATACTCATAGAATGCAAATTGATCAAGACGGTAATTTAAACTTTGGTCAAAGTCTTAATAAGATTATACTTAACTATAGCACAGGCAATTTAATTGTCAATAGTGAAATTGGTTCTGCAAGTGATTTAGTTTTAAATCCTACAGGTAATATCGATGCAGCGAATAATACAATCACTAATGTTGCTGACCCTGTTAATCTTAGTGATGTAGTTACACTCAACTATCTTGGCGGATCATTTTCATCTAAGCTAGAAATACAAGATAATGCTAATAATTATTTAACAGATATAGATTTACTTCAAGATCCTAAACTAAAAATAGGTAGAGGTCTTGAACTTCAAAGTATTGATAGTGCAAACAATGAATTTGAAATAGGTATTGATGTATCTGGTGTTCAACCTGGGATGTACGGTGTAGATAACTTTACTCCTAGAATTAGAATTAACGAAGAAGGTCGTATTGATTTTGCTACAGACATTCCGTTAGAATTACAAGCCAACGCGATTCCAAACTTTACTGAAACATCACGTGATATCATTGGTCTAATGTTTACAGACGGTAATGCAAATAACGAAGGTATTATTGCAGTAAACGACGATGCTAACGATGTAATGAATTTAAAAGCTGCTAACTTTAACATATCTTTAGCAGGAGATTTATTTGGTCAAGCTCAAGTAACAAGGCTTTCAAATACACAAATTGATGCAACTATTACAGCAGATTACATTAGAGATATTGTTCCTTCTGGTCCAAACTCTGGTATTACGGTTTCTGGAGCAAATGGCGCAAGCGCTAATGCTTCAATAGAAATTGATTATAATCATCTTGATACAGTATATGCTGAGTTAGATGGAGCTACATTTAGTGGTAACGTATTCGCACCAAGATATTACGATAGTGATAATAACAATTACTTCGGTGATTTTGGAGGAGAAACAAGATTAAACCAGTTAAGAGTTGGTTTTGGATTAACTACATCTCAAATTAGTTTTGCTGACGGTGTAGGAAGTCAATCGACATTATATGCTGGTAATGGTAGAATTGGTTTCTTAAACAATACTTTTAACTTTGCTGCTTATTCTGAAAAAACGACAAGCAACTGGGTTGTAGAAAACGGTGATGTATTAGCTGAAAGATTTGTTGACGCAGACTCTACATCTTTCTTTATCCATCCAGGTGGTACAGATTCATACATTAAAGCTTTAGATGTTCAAGATAACTTTAGAGCAGGTGATGTCTTAGTTAATTCAAGAACTATTTCAACTGCTGTTGGAACTGGCGACTTAATACTTAATGCAGATTCTAATGAGATTTCAGTAGCTTCAAATAAGATTACTAATCTAGCAGATCCTACAAGTACACAAGATGCAGCTACTAAAGCGTATGTTGATAGTGTTGCACAAGGTTTAAGAGTTATTCCAGCAGCGAAAGCCTCGACAACAGCAGATCTTGGAGCTACTTACGCATTTAATGCTGGAGCAAGCACATTATCTATTAACGCTGGAGCAATACTAGATATTGACGGAGTATTAACTTGGTCTTTAGGTGATAGAGTTCTTGTAAAAGATCAAACAAATGCTGATGAAAATGGTTCTTATGAACTTACATCACTTGGCGATATATCTAATCCTTTTGTATTAACAAGAGGAGAATATTTTAATGAAACTTCAGAAATACCTGGCTCATTCCAATTTATAACTGATGGTAGTGTAAACGCAAGTTCAGGTTATGTAGCAACTGTATTAGATGCAGAAACATTTGTTCTTGGTACAGACGATATCGTATTTTACCAATTCTCAGGTGCTGGCACTTATACTGCTGGAAATCAATTAACATTAACTGGTAACGAATTTTCTGTTACTAATCCTCAAATCACTATTATTGGTGAAGTTGGAGCAAATCAAGATATATTATTAGGTGGAACACTTGAATTTGAAGGTACCGATGGCGTAAATACGACCATCTCTGCTGGAAAAGTTTCCATTGCTGTTGATGAAATAGATGGCGGAAGTTTTTAACTAAGCCATATTATTATCTTATAGGCTATATAGCTATTATACAGAAGGGGCATAAATATGTCAACAATTAAATTACGCCGAAGTGCCGTAGCCGGTAGAATACCTACTATTGCACAATTAGATTTAGGCGAATTAGCCATCAACACGAATGATGGTAAACTTTATTTTAAAAGACTTGATGTTGCTGCAAATACAGAAACTATTGTTGATGTTTCTGCCGATTTAGATGCTAACGCTATTCTCACATTACTTAAAACAGTTGATGGCTCAGGCTCTGGCCTTGATGCTGACCTGTTAGATGGACAGTCTGGAGATTATTATCTAGACTATACTAACTTTACAAACGTTCCGCCTGCAACTTTAGATTTAACTTTAAGCGGAAAAGTAACTGGTAACGCTTTTTCAAATACTGGCGTAATGACTCTTGTTACAGAGTTAGCCAATACCGCAGTTACAGCTGGTTCTTACGGTTCTGCCTCACAAATTCCGGTATTTACTGTTGATGAAGATGGTCGATTAACAGCAGCAAGTACAACAGCAGTTGCGGGTGTTGATGATTTTGTTTGGAATACAGCCAATAATACTTTGCAAATTGATACGGGAGATGGCTCCTCATTCTTTGCAGATATATCAGATTTTGGCGATCCAGTAAATATTAATACTACTTCTACCGTTTATTCAGATTCGTTTGATTTATTATCTAATAACCCTCTTACTTTTGGTTACAATTCTGGCGCTTTACCTCAATCTGTTTTAGGACCGACAAGAGATGACACTGCAGGTAACTCAGCTTTAGGAATTAGATTATATAATTATGGAACAGAATCTACCGGAGATTTCGCAATTATCGGTAAATCAAACGCGTCTGGATCTGCAGAGCAATTATTTAGAGTTAATTGGGATGGATCTTCTGTAGACTTAGCTGCACCTAAATTAAAATTAGGTGATACATCAAACAACTCTGTATCTTCAACCATCGAAAGTTCTGGTGTGCTAGTATTAGATCCAGCACCGACCGGTGGAAATGTTGCTGGTGCTGTAAGAGTTAAAGGTGATCTACATGTTGATGGAAACTTTATACAAGATTTAACTGTTACCTTGACAGGAGACGTTACTGGTACTGTAACTTCTAACAATACCATTATGTCTCTAGTCACTGATATATCTTCGAGTGGTGTTACTGCAGGACAATATGGTTCTGCTACGGCAATCCCGGTTATTACTGTTGCGGATGATGGACGTATTACTCTTGCTTCTACAACTTCAGTTGCAGGCGTTGATGACTTTACTTATGATTCAGCAAATAATAGTTTAGTTCTTCAAACTGGAGACGGATCATTCTATATAGCTCCTATTACAACGTTTGGATTAAATACAGATTTTAGCGCAGGTATAGATGTTACAGGTAATATCACTGTTACTGGAACTGTTGATGGTAGAGATGTTTCCACAGACGGGGCTAAACTCGATTTAATCGAAAATAATGCTACCGCAGATCAAACAGCTTCAGAAATATTAACCGCGATTAAAACAGTAGATGGATCAGGAACAGGACTTGATGCAGATTTATTAGATGGTTTACACGCTTCTGATATTCTTTCTCAAGCCGCTAATACAGCTTCGCAGTCAGTAGGTAACGGAGAAGTTGCTATTACTGCGAATACAGGATTAACCGGTTCAGGAACATTTAACCTTAATGATTCAACTGATCTTGCTATTAATATTCAGCACGCCGACACATCAAGCGTTGTCGATGTTTCTTTAGCATCAGGCCGAGCACTTACTGGCTTAACATTTGATACATTCGGTCATGTACAAACACATTCAAATACAGACTTTGACGATCGTTACTATACAGAAACAGAATTAGACGCAGGGCAATTAGATAATCGTTATTATACTGAAAGCGAAATAGATGGTGGTCTATTAGACAGCAGATATTATACTGAAACAGAATTAGACGCTGGTCAATTAGATAATCGTTATTATACAGAAACAGAATTAGACGCTGGTCAACTTGATAACAGATATTATACTGAAACTGAAGCAGATGCAAGATTTGTTAATGTTACAGGCGATACAATTACTGGAAACTTAGATGTTCAAGGTAACTTAGGATTAAATTACTCTACATTTGTATCAGCTCAAGTAACTACGACGACTACGGCAGCTACAACTCTATACGCGTTTCCTACTGCAAACTTTGGGTCTGCTGAACTTGTAGTATCTGCCACATCTGGCGGTAATAGACATACTACAAAATTATTGATAACTCATGATGGGTCAACTGCAATTGCTACAGAATACGCTACGATATTTACAAATGCAGAGATTGGAACTTACGATGTAACTGTAACAGGCGGAACTTTAGTTACGGTACAAGTAACTTCTGCAAATGCTAACTCTACGACATATACAGTAGCTGGACAGCTTTTGAAAGTCTAGTTTCATTATAAATAAAAGAAAAATAGAAGCCTAACTGGGGAGAGTGAACCGAATGGCAAATGATAAAAAATTCATAGTAAAGAACGGACTTCAATCTGAGAATAACGTTCTTGTCGGTACTACAACAGATGACGGCGTAAATAAATTACAAGTATCAGGTACAACTAAGCTTATAAACTCAGGCTCATCGGTTCCAATTACTATTGAGAACACGGGCGGTATTAATACTCCTTTAATAAATTTTGAAGGTGGTGTAGGCGCGCTACAAGTTAAAAACACGGGTAGCGGAGACTATAGTATTCTCAATACCTCAGGCGCTAACGAAATAAAATTTAATGATAATACTGCAAATGGTTTGGTATTCATTGCTGGCAATACAGATCAGCTTAAAATCAATACTACTGTAGCAGATTTCACTAATGTTCCTTCTATTAATGGTGTACCAGTTTGGTATAGCGGTAACGATGGAGCAGGATCTGGTCTTGATGCCGACTTATTAGACGGTCTTAATTCAATACAATTCCTGCGTAGCGATGAAAACGATACTTTTGACGGTGACTTAGTTATAACTGGTGATCTTACTGTACAAGGTACTCGTACTGAAATAATTTCAGAAACAGTTTTAATTGCTGATAATATCATTACACTTAATAGTAATTTCACAGCATCTAATCCTACAGAAAATGCAGGTATAGAAGTAGAACGTGGTACTTTAACTAATTCAATTTTTCAATGGAACGAAACTATGGACTGGTGGGAACTTAATTCTGCTGGTACAAGTTTAGGACGTATTATTACAACAGCCGATGAAGGTTCAGGCAACGGGTTTGATGCGGATACAGTTGATGGTTTACAAGCTTCACAATTTATTCGTTCTGATGTTAATGACGTCGCAACTGGTAATTTAGAATTTGAAGGCACAGTTGCTATTGGTAACGAGGCTGGTTCCGCATTACTCACAATGCGAGGTGCTGGTACTAACAGAGTTCTTTCTTCTGATAACGGAAAGATAGGTTTCTTAGATACAGGCTTTGCTTATAATACATATTCTGATGCTAACTACAATTGGCATGTAGGGAACGATGTTATTGCTAAAAGATTACTTGATGCAGATGATAACAGCTATCTAGTCGATCCTGCGGGAGAGTCTCAACTAAATGATGTCGTATTAGTAGGTGAACTTTACGGCCATGATGGTACTGCAAAAGATGGTAGCACATATATCGATCTTCAAAACAACGGTACAACTGGATTAATTTATTTTAACGTTGATGGCGCTGGGTTACACACCACTTTATCAAAAGATCAGATGTTTGTAAACAAAAAAGTTGTTGCACCAAGATTTGAAGATAGCAACGATAACGGATATTATGTAGTACCTAGTAGTGTATCAAGACTTAGCCAAATTCAAATAGATGATTATATCATACACAAAGGTGATACAAATACTTACTTTGGTTTTGACACAGATGATAGTTATAAATTGTACATTAACGGTGTTCAACAACTCGCAATGTCAGCAAGCTCTGCCGTATTTACTAATGATGTTGAAGCGGCTAGATTTGTAGATTCAGATAACAATAGCTATTTTCTTGATCCAGCTAGTGCCTCTACTTTAAATACAATTGGTATTGACTCAGATCTTTTCCATAACGGTGATACCGATACTAAACTTTCATTCGGTACAAATCAAATTGATTTCAATACTGGCGGTACACAAAGACTTTCTATAGCAAACGCAGCATCAACCTTCAGTCACAGTGTAATTGCTCCCAACGTTTACATAGACGATTACATATATCATACAGGAGACACGCCTGCAAATACAACTTATTTTGGTTTTTCTGCAGATGATAATTTTGGCGTAGTATTAGGAGGTAATGGTGCACTTTTACTTACGCCTACCGCTACAACTTCTATTGCTTACATATATGCGCCTCGCTTTGTTGACACAGATAATAGTGCTAGATATTTAGATCCTAGTGCTACTTCACCTTTGAATAACATTTCTTTAGATGGTGTTTTACAAAACTTAAACGATCCAGATACATATTTAACATTTGCTTCGGATGCGGTTCAGTTTTATACTGGTAATACATTAAGAGCTTTTATTAATAATTCTTATCTTGAAACTACGGTTTCTGTAAGATCTCCAGTATATTATGGCACAAGCCAAATAGTTGATTTCTTAGATCTCGATGCAGGAGCTGGTTCTGACGCTTTAAGAGTTAGAGGTAGACTTAACATCGGTGGCGGTACTGATGTTGAAAGATTTAACGATACTACAGGAAATGGTGGTATTACTATTTCTGGTTATGCAGGTATGGGTGGAACAACTAATCCATCAATTCAAGTATCTGGTGCAAACGGCGCAAGATCTCTTTTATCTCTTAACAAGATTGATATTGGTGGAAACCCCTATTCTTCTAAAAATAACTACTTTGCAGAATTCTTAACTGATGGTGCAGCAGCTTTCTCAATCAGAGGCGACAATTCTAAAAACGCTTATTTTATTGCAGACGCAGATCAAAAAATGGTGTTTATGGATAGTGGAGCCAATACAAGATTGGCTATGGATGAGTTAGGCAACACTATTATCGGTAACGACTCTATAAGTTTTACTCAAGGATCACATACACCAGTACTTGCTTCTGGAGCAAAAACAGATGGTAAACTACACGTTGACGGTTCCATTCATATAAACGGTGCAGACGATGCGTTGGTTATTGGTGGTACTACATCTACTTTCTTAAGAGATGACGAACTAGGATTTGGTTCAGGCGGTGGTTTCTATATGAACGATACTACCAATCTTAGAGTTAGAAATAATAAGTTACTAACATCAACGGGTAATGCTTCATTCGCTCAATATCTAGATGCTAATGATGTTTTATTCTATGGTGACTTTGCTAGTACATCACGAATGAATAACATAAGCCTTGTCGGTGAAGTTATACACGACGGAGATACTAATACTAAAATTGGTTTTGGCACAGATCAAATTATTTTTACTGCCGGTGGAACTGCACAGCTTAATGTATATACAACATATGCGCAAGCTACTACAGATATGAGATCTCCAATATTCTCTGATGCTGGTGGAACTTTTAAATTTGAGCCTAACACGAGCTCAGCTCACAGATTTACAACTCCTACCGGTTGGTTAGAAATCGGTTCTAAAGTTGCAGGTTCAACCGCATTCGATACAGATAGAGCTTTATTCACTTTCAATAAACGAGTAAATTTTGACGGCGGAATTTCTGCGGCTGACACAAACGATGACGCGTATTTTAATCGCTATTACGATTATGGAGATAATAACTATTATATAGATGCGGCTGGAGATTCACAATTAAATACTATTGACATTGACGACTTTATCAGACATCGTGGAGATACAGGAACTTATATGGGTTTCTCTGCTGCAGCAACTTATAAAGTAGTCATAGTAGGTACTGAAAGATTAAATATTGACGGAAACTCTGCTGATTTTAATGTTGATGTTTATGCTCCTCGTTATTATGATTCTAATAATACAAACTATTACGTAGATCCTGGATCTACATCTATTGTTAATAATCTTAGAACAAATCAAATCCAAATGGATGGTTCTTCTCTAATTATCGACTCACCATCTGGTCCTAAAGGTACCATAATGGTTACGGGTGAAAGAGATAGTTACGCTGGTTATATGATTGATAACGACTGGGGCTTTATATCTAGTGGTGCTACAGAAATGGGTCTGTATAACGAGACAGATAACGAATGGTCATTACTCGCCAATAGAAATAACTTCACAAGATTATATTCTAACAACATCCATCAAATTGGTGCAGAAAATGGTTACGGTTACGCTCCTAACAGAATGAGAGCGCCAATATTTGAAGACTCAAACGACACGGCATTCTATGCCGATCTGGCTGGTCAATCACGATTAAAATCTGTTAAGGCTGGCGATAGTGCAATCTATAATAATACAACTTATCCATTAGAAGTTAAGTCTTCACAAGAACGCATGATCGTTATGCAAAATACATCTGCTGACACTAACTTTCCATCAATTTTACATAATACTAGAAACTCTCGCGCTACTATGGCGTTATCATTTAACAACATTGGTGAGCGTTTTTGGTTTGAAGAAAATGGTAATATACAAGCATACGGCGCAGGTATCTTTGGATCTCTTGCACTTAACGGCGGTAATGAAGATCTTGGTCTTCTGAAAACTTATGGATCAGGACTTGCCGATCTTAAAATGTTTGATGCTTCAGACTATTGGGATAAGCGAGTTATTCAGCCGATGCAAGGTTCTGAAAACAGTGCTACATCTAGTACAGGCGAATATGTTAAAAACGGAAATGGTCCATTTGCATCAAGTTATGCTCTAAGAACTGCGGGTTACAGAGATTTCGACTCTGATTATATTCCAGTTCAACCTGGAGAAACAATCTACGTTGAACAAGCTGTAAGAAATATTAGTGGTTCTGGCGGTTTATTTTATCTTGGTGTTAGAAGATACGATAAAGACAAAAACCCGATTGCGTCTAACGATGGTATTGTATACTTCGGAGCAAGCGCTATTAATAATACTTCTACTTCTTGGACGGAATACAAAGGTACTCATACTCTTCCAACATCTCATACACCGTATAACGGTTCTGACGGAGAAGGTGTTCGCTATGTAAGAGTTATTTCTCTTATGAATTATAGCGCAGGTGGTGCTACACGCGAATTTGGTCCTCCAATTTTAAAACGTACTAACGTACAATCTGATTTAGTTACCCCAAATCTTACAGTTGAAGTCGATTTAACGGTAGGTGGAAACGCAACAATTACCGGTGATTTAACAGTTGATGATATTACAGCAGATGTTATTACCGCAAATAGATTTGCAGATCGTGGTAATACTGCTTATTATGTTGAGCCATTAACTGGCGCTAAAGTTGCTGGTTCTTGGGATTGGACAAACGGTTCTATCAACAATCTAAACAACTTAACATTTAACGATCCAGGTCCTAATGAAGGTATTAAATGGAACGGTGGTAATCTATGGCAGATTTATGAGTCACCAAATGACTTAGCAACTAATACAGGTGGTAATTTACAATTTACTTCTGGTGCAAATCAAGGCTCGATGAGACTTAGAGTTGATACTTCTGGTGATGTATACGCTGGACGTTATCATAGAGCACAACGTTTTTATGATACTAACAATGCTGCTTACTACGCAGATCCTGCTTCAACATCTGTACTTAATCAAGTATATATTAATGAATATCTCCGCCACAGTGGTGATACAGATACTTATTTAAGATTTATAGGTGCAGACGATATGCAGCTTGTTGCTGGTGGTCGTCAAATGCTTCGTATGGGTGAAGGTACAGATCCTGATAGATTACGATTTGTTACAGATAGTAACTGGACAGACTCTAACGGTGACTGGGCAATGTCTCGTAATGTTGTTGTACAAGGTACACATACCGCTGTAAACAGTTCATACGCGCCAATATTCTACGATTATGATGATAATGCCTATTATGGTAATTTTGCTGGCACATCTTTAATGAATATTGTTAGGGCAAATCGGTTTGAAGTAGATGGTTCTACAAGATATATCGACGGCATATCAGGTCAATACGGTACTATTAGAGTAACAGGTAACACAAACGGTTATGCTGGTTACGCGATTAACGATGACTGGGTGTTCATGTCAAGTGGCGCTGGAATGTCAGGCATTTATAACGATACGAATAACGAATGGTCTGCTCAATTCCTACAGAATAGTGATGTTAAACTTTATCATAACGGTGGAGAGAAATTCAGCACGAACTCTGGTGGCGCTACAATTTATGGCAGACTAATAGCTGATTACATGGCAGATAGAAATAATACAGCGTATACTGTTAACCCTGCTGGCACATCAAGGTTCTTAGATTTAGACGTTGATAACCCTATCGGTGGAAATATCGCTGGGTATTCTGAGAACTTATTAAGAGTTGATAACAGAGATATTGAGCCAAATGATCATACTGCAGGCAGATTAACGTTTGGTTTCACATCTTGGAATAATAACAACACATCACCTTGGGCTGATTATTTACACTTAAGATCTTATACAGATGCATCAGGTGGATCAGATAACCTTCTTATGTTTAAGAAGTCTGGTCGTGGAATGCGTTTATGGCAACAAACTTTTAACAGTGGTACAGCGTATTCCGCGTATTCTGATGTTGCGATATATAACGCAAACCCTGGTAATACGCCTTTCTATGCATCAAGATACTATGATTCAAATAATACTGCATACTACGGTGATTTTGCATCAACATCCATTGTTAATATAATTAGGTATGCGTCTGGTGGTTATGCAGAGTTCCAAACAGCAGCCGGTAATATTCGCGGATATATGCAAGCAACTGACGACAACGATGCGCACCTTAAAATTGCTACATCGGGCGGTGAAGATATTAGATTTACGGACGGCGGCCTATCCGGTGATTGGAATGTGATTATCAGAGGTGATGGTCAAACATTAATTCGAAGCAGATTAGACACTCCTATCATGTACGATAGAGATGATACTGGTTATTATAGTAATCCAGCAGGAGCCTCCAACTTTAATACAAGTATTCGCGCAAACGAGGTTTATGCACGTAACTGGTTCAGAAATGATAACTCTGGCGAGGGTATGTATAACCAAGCAACGGGTATGCATTGGTATTCAACAAATAATACCACTTGGAGAGCATACGGCGGACAGACTACTGTAAAAATAGAAATGAACACAGCTAGTAATACTTTAAGAGGTTCATTCTACGCAAACAATAGTGATGAAGTAGGTATCTTATCTCAAGATAATGGTTGGGCTTTACAAGCTACTAACTCTAAAGTAGATGCGCACCATAATTTCTATGCTCCTATCTTTTATGATAGAGACGATTCAAATTATTATGTAAATCCAGCCGGCGATGCAAGAATTTCTGGTACTGTTCAAGCAAACCGTTTTACACATAGAGATGCAGTATCACAAAACGATACTTTTGGACTATATTTTGCTGATAACGCATCTACTGCATACGCGATTTATCGTGAAAGCGGTGGTTGGAGCAGCCCATATCCAGATTTAAGAATTGCTTTCCATACTGGTATTAAGTTTGGTGCAAACTCTGGTTACCAAGGTATGCGTTTCTATAATGACTATAACATGGTTACTCAGGTTATGTCAATCAATAATGGTAGTGACCCATTAGGTGCTAACGATGTTTATGTAAATAACTCATTGCAATCAGGCAATTCATTAAGATCGCCTATTTTTTATGACTCGAACGATACAGCTCGTTACACGAACCCTGCAAGTACATCTGAAATGGGCACTATACGAGCCGATCGTTTTGATATGCGTGATCGTGGAGATTGGATTACCTTCTATGGTGATGATAGTACAAACCATGGTATTGCATCTCGTGGTTCTACAGGAACCGCAACTGACGATATTCGTATTAACACCTATGGTTCTCTTTTTATTAACCTAGACTCAAACAACAATAATACATCTGGAGCTGACTTCTATATTGGTCGCCATGGTAGTGCTACTGGTACTATTGCTAATAGTGACTTGTTTAGAGTATACGGTGATGATAACTATGCTTACTCAGCATACAGTTTCAGAGCGCCTATCTTCTATGACTCAAACGACACTGGTTATTATTGTAATCCGAACAGTTCATCTAATTTTGCTACATCTGTTCGTGCAAATGAATTCTATGCTCGTAACTGGTTCCGTAATGATAATGGCGCAGAAGGTTTATATAACCAAAATAACGGTTGTCACTTCTATGCGAGATCGTCTCAATACTGGCACGCGACTGGTAATAATAACGCCAGTGCTATTAATATGCAATTAAGATCAACATATGACGGCAATATTAGGATGTGGTTACACGGTGACTCATCAAGTTGGTGTGGATACTTAAATGATGGCGGTCAATGGATGATTAGAACTAGAATGACAGATGGTTCGTCTCCAAACCACTGGTATTATGAGGATTCAAACACAACTTGGACCGGTAACCCTGGGAATGATAAAGGTAAAATTGAATATCACTCAGATAGATTTTATATCGCTGCTGGTGGTAACTCAAATAGAATTTGTCAATTCCGTAGAGATGGTACTGATAAAGCTTATGTTAATAACGATGGCGTTTATGTCGGTACAGCTACGTCAGCACAATGGGCTGACCTTGCAGAAAGATATAGCGCTGACGAAGTTTATGAGAATGGTACATTACTAGGTATGAACCTAGACGGTGAATCTGAAGGTACTCTTTATCAACCAGGAATGCCTATCTTAGGAGTTATTTCTACATCGCCTGGTGTTAAAATGAACGACATGGAAATCGAAGATGATAACTCTCTTGAAGGTAAAATGAACCCTTATATTGCTCTTAAAGGACGTATACCGTGTAAAGTAAATGGAGACGTTAAAAAGGGTCAATGGTTAATACCTGATATTGACGGTAAATGTAAAGGAATAGATTATGGTACTTCTGGTATAAATAGTCATGAAATTATAGGAATTGCGCTTAGCGACTCCGAAAATGGTGAAGTAGAGGTGAAAGTATAATATGCCATCATATGCAGATTTAAACACTAGCATGCAAGAAAAAGCTGGGGCACAGCTACGCACGTTTGATAAAGGAATTACTATTACAATACAATCGTGGGTTCGTATTTGGGGGTTTGATAGCTCTTACGGATCATGGATGATTGTTAACGGCTATGGTTGGTATGGTAATAGTGCTCATTACCACAGATTTGAATATGTTAACGCAAATAACACATTGTTTGAAAACTATCTTGATGGCGGAATATATACCGGTGGTATTATCCGTTCACAAGATGTTATTGATTCAATTACTGATGTTGTTCGAAGAGCTGTTGATTTGGTCGAAGGCAGACTAACTAACAGAAGTATGACTGCACGTCCTTGTCACCAAAGCTGTCATAGTAGTTGTCATACATCTAGAGGAAGAAGATAATGGCTGCATCAGTATCTGACATTAACTCATATGTACAAACATATTCTGGCTCACAACTAAGAACTTTTGATAAAACCGTCACATATACCGTAAATACGTATGTTCGGTATTATCGATTTGATAGCGCATATGGCGGTGCGTTGAGGCTTGACGGTGCTCAATATACTACAAACTCAACCTTTACTAGAAGATATCTTCATTACTCCTGGACCGGGCGCGATGCACTCTTTGACGGCTATTATGACTCTGGAATTACTGCAGGTGGACTTATGTATGCTCAAGATATTGTAGATACTGTAGAAGATGCTGTAAGAAGAGCTGTTGATCTAATGGAGGAAAGAATCGTAAATACAGTCAAGACAATTAACGCGTGCCATGCTAGTTGCCATAGTAGTTGTCACACATCGAGAGGAAGACGCTAATGTCTATGCAAAAATCATATTGTAAACAAATGAGATATTCTGGACCAGAAAGTCTAACACCATCTGATGCATCTAAATTCGATGTTCTTATTCAAATGGAAGTTTTAGCTGGGTGCGATCACGGTTGCTTAGGTTGTTTCGTAGATAAAAACATTAATCCTGATATGAACCAACAAATTATTGATAGAGCAAAGGAACTCGCTGATGGTGTAAAAAGAACTGGGCTTAATCTTAGAGAATTTGTCATAGGTCCAACAGATTTCTTTTCTGCAACTAACACGGAGTCAGTTTTAAATAACTCAGTAGTCCAAGAGATTATGAGAGAACACGTTGGCGCTCGGATTGCAGCACCTGCAAAATTTGATATCGCTACAATGGAAAGAGTAAAAGAAATCTATGCAATTCTTGATGACGAAGATAAGTATCGCCGTGATATGATCATTGAGTTTATTATGCCAATCGGTAAAGTAGATCAGATGTTAAATGATGAAGAATACTTTAATAATGTTATGGAAAAAGTAGAATTCTTTAAAAATAATACACCAAAACAAATGGATTGGTCTTGGACACTACAGGCTTCTAACGTTGTTGGTAAGAAGATTGATAAAGAAACATATAACAAGATTGTTCAAAAATCAGTAAACGAATACAAGACTATTGTAGAAATGAACCCTGCTTTCTCAAGAGCGAGATCCCAATTGGTACAGCGTAGAAACCTGTTTGGATGGAACGATTTCCTTGGTAGAGTTATTGATAAAGATAACGCACAAGAGACAGTTATGTCAATGGCTAATCTTTATTGTAACTCAATTAACTTTATTGGACTTACAATCGTACCAGGAGAACACGGACCTACTACACATTTAAATGTAATGCTACACGAACAAGCATTCTTCCTTAATAATAAAAACTTAGACGTTACAGGTCTTACCTTCGAAGAAATATTAGATCGTAAAAACGAGCTAGTAACCAAGGGCATAAATAGATCAAGCAAAGTATCTGATTGCAACGGATGCCAATTTGCCGTAGCTTGTGCAAGTAGACTAATTTTTGAAGCTCAAGAAACTTTAAACGTCGATGGATGTGTTTTAAACAAAGATGTCCTTGCAGAATATAACCCATACGATTGGACTTGGAACGACGATGCGATGGAAAAACTAGGAGTAACATCATGATAGGTCAACACCTTTATTTTTTAAATAACAAAAAATATATTACAAACTCGACTAATCTCGAAACTGTATTTTTCGAGATGAACTCGTTTTATCACACGAAAACACCTAGAACAGTTTGTATGATTGAATCATCAATGCCAGACAGCCAAATCGTCCAGTATGATGTAAGAGTACGTGCTGATTCTATTCGCGCTAATGCCGGTGCTGATATTATTTTTAAACCTTGGGAAGAAGTTTGTACTAGTGAGTTTATCCAAAATAGCGAAAAATATATTCTTGTAGCTTGGGAAGAAGAAGATCAAATTCACATTCACGCAAGATATGCCGCTGGCTTATTAGCCGCTGCTGGTTTCTATGCAGATACTGATCACGACGTAAACACTATTGTTGGTGAATTTATGGAAAAAATCTTTGATTGTGATAGTATGTTCACGTATATGTCAGCGGCTCCTGCCGTTCAAGATATATCAAACACAGTTGAAACTATTTTGAATAATCCAGAAACTCCACCTTTTGATGTTATATATCAAAACGGTAAAAACTTTAGCTATGACTTTTTATTCTTTTTAAACGAATTCTATCCCTGCGCAGAAGTACAAGCTCTGTTAATCGAGAAGTTTACAATTCATAGCGCTGATATGGCACAAGATGTTATGGAACACTTTACGTCACGGCGCCACTACTTGGCATATATTCTTTCTGTAATTGATTGGATGAACAATAACGGTTTACCAGTAGATAAACAACAATTTGTAAACGATGTTTATATGAAAGCTGCTAATAAAGGTAATTATCAAATTGCGTTTTATCAATTGGAAGAGTTATGGAATAGGGTAAAAGATAACGAAGCTTTCATTCTTGCACATACTGATAAAAGAGATAACACAAGAGATGGTTGGGAATTTTGGGATATGTATACCGAAATAAGCAACGTGTTCCCTATTGTTAAAAAAGTGCTTGAGCGTAGTTTTGATATGGATAATCTAACAGAAGACTTGAGGTTGATTAACACTGATGTTCAGTTCTTCTCTAAAAGACAAAATAGAATTCCATATTTGATACACAAATACACATTATAGGATGTAATAAATGAATGATAATGATACAAACAACTTGAATCCAGACAGAGAATTCGAAGATCACAAACTTTCAGAGCGTGAGAAGAATTTTAAAGCTTATACTTTACCTCTTGCTCCTCAAGATTTAGTTGCGATATATAAACAAAAAGAAGAAGATAAAGACTTTATTCTCTATGTAGACTACTATCAAACTAAACAGAAATTAAGCCCTAAGCATATTATTATATATTTGGCAAACACCAACTTTAAGGCTGGCTTTACTTTCTTAGATGAAGAATTAATTACAGAATATATTAAATCAGATTTTATGATTGATTGTCCAATTCTTGTGCGTATGGTTTCTATTATAGTCAGAATGAGATTGCATTATGATATCAATGGTGCTGAAAAGAAATTAACTATTTTATTCCCAGAAGAAAAAATACATCAATTTATTGAACAGAACATTGAATTAGTCGATGAACTAATCGAAACTATTAGAGATTCTGTGCCGTGGGCTATGGTTAATTTGCATGAAAACTTGACTGACGAAGCCAAAAAAGAAGAGAAAGAACTTACAAATTTTATCGATAATATTGAGGTTTATGATAAACCATCGAATTGCGGACCTAACGTTGCACGATTTATTACAGAAGCTTGGGACGGGTTTTTATGTATTATTCATAATAAGGGTGTAAGCTCGACTTATAATAAAACAGTTTATAATGAACAACCAAAGTACTTCGGTAAAGATTTATACTACATTATGAACGAAACTAGGGTTATAGATCAGATTATGGCATTGTTCCCATCATGGTTTTGGGCTAAAATCGAAACAGTAGATATAAACGCGCTATTAGAAGAAACTGAGGGCGAACATATCGATAAATTTGTCGACGGTCTTGAAGATAAGTTCAATGATAGTCCATCTAAATAATTCTTATGCTGGCTATTATACATATGATGAAGATAAAAGTCCAACAAATATTGATTTTCTCAGAACAGAAATAAATTTAGATATCTTACACGGATGTTCTCAACAATGTCCTGGATGCTTTATACCAAGAAAAAACTTAACAAAAGCAGATAACCTAGAAACCTTATATAATCTTCTTATAGAAGGCGCGTATTATCCTGACGAAATAACAATCGGCCCAACTGATATATTCGATGCTGAAAATTTCAATGAAATCATGAATCATCCTTATATGGAAAAAATATACGGAATATCTGCAGTAGGATTTACATCCACTTTAACTCAACCTTATCAATTAATAAGAGATAAACTTGATAAGATATGGAGTTTATATAACAATATAGCGAGAATACCGGATATTGATTTTAAAATTGTTTTAGATATAAACAAATATTTAGATGGAGAATTAGATGATTGGTATCGTAAACTTGCGATGTTTAAACATGGTTCTGTGCAATTTAGAGTTAACTATCATAAAGATATATTCAAACGCATTTCATACAATGAATTAGCTCAAAAAGTATTCGATGACTTTAACGCGCCAGTTATAATCACGCCTTCTTTCTTAACTGATAGAAATGCAAGAGGTAAAGTAGAACAACACCTTGCAAACTTTAGACGTGAAATGGTTGAACAAAACATAGATAAAAAATGGCTAAACTTATATACATTTTTTGATGCGAAGTTTAACGGTTATGGTTGTCAAAATTATAGTTTTTATAATAACAAACTCTATATTAATCCATTCTTATATGATGTGATTATTCAACGTACACCTCAGTTTGAAACAAATATGGATGCTAATACTTTATACGACAACATAGAATATGCACAACAAGTTGATGACTGTAATGGATGTGAATATATGATGAGTTGTGCAGAACGCAACGTTCATTTGTATATGGAGTCGAGAGGATTAGACACTTGCGTCGCATTGAAAGAATACATGTATGCCTCTAATTAAGAATAATCTATACTATGAGATGACCACAGAGACTCAGACAAAGCCTGTATCAGCGGTTAAGATACAGCTAGACGTTTTAGACGGATGCCACCATAAGTGTCCTGGATGCTTTGTACACAGACGTGGTAACTCAAGTGATAAAAATCAGTTAGAGAATGCAAAGCAATTTATCAGAAGTATTACAGATCAAGGCATACTTGTTGATGAAATATTAATTGGTCCTACTGACTTTTTAGCATCAGAGAATTTCTTTGATGTCATGCCTGATTTATTAGATATTATAAATGAGAACTCTCCTATATTAGCGTTTGTTTCTACATTAATTGATGGAGACATAGAAGGATTTTGCGAGTTTATTACAGACTATGTAAATTTAGATACTGAGATAGAAATAGGTATTGCGTCAAATCCTTATAAGTTTTTCGATAAAGACTATTTACAACACATCTCTGATATGTTATATTATATAGATCAAAATCTAGAACATGAAGTAACTTATACTTTTGTTGTTAATATAAGAGATTACGATCTAGATTATTCTGAACTTCACAGATACGCGGTAGAAAAGTTTGATACAATCCTAGATTTTATTCCAAGCGTATCGCGTTCTCATAAAGCAAAAATCATTTTAGAAACTCTTGATAAGTTTAATGATTACTTTAATGTCTTAGCCAAAGATACTAATCTTAATAACATTATGGTTGATCATTCTCATGCTGGAATTAATTATACTGTTTTAAACTATAAAAGAGGAGAGTGGTATCTTAGTCCGTTTATGTATGAAAATATGGCAATATACCATGAAATGTTTAAGATAGATTCTTTTGAAGATGTCGTACCAATGGTAGAAGACCAGATACGTAGAGCAAAAGGAACTGAATGTGAAAATTGCGAGTTGTTTTTTTCTTGTTATAATAGAAAAATTATCTTATTAAGAGATTATTTAGGAGTCGATAGATGCATTGCTCCTAAAAAGAATATGTTGAACAATATACACAATTATAATGGCCCTGCACAAGAAATGTATAAATGGGAAGGATATTCTGTAGAGAATGACAAAAAAGGTTATCGCAAAAAGTTTTTAGTCACCACAGATGATGATCCAGAATTAGAAAGAATTAAGGATATATCTTATGTTAAATAATGATTGGAAAGATATAGTAAGTGGAGGCGGAATGGGTGAAGAGTTCGCTTCTATTGATAGTATGAAACAATATAAAATTCAAGTTAACCTAGAAATATTAGAAGGTTGCTCTTATATGTGTCCTGGTTGTTTTGTGAAACGTCGCGGAAACTGGCATCCAAAATCAATAACAATGTTTCATTCTTTGGCTTACGAATTAAAAGATAGAACAGACATCGTATTAGATGATATTGTGATAGGACCTACTGATTTCTACGGAGCTGAAAACTTAGATGAGATTATCAATAATTTAAAATTATCTGACGCCATTAAGATGATGCCAAAAGATAATAGAAACATTCAACACAATTGTTCTATACTTGGTTCGTTATCTGAGAAAGATATTGAAGGAAAGATAAGAGATATTGAGAAATCGCCTTTAGGAGAAGCAGTAGAAGCCTGGGATGTTCAGATCGCTTTGGATTTAAATCGATTAATGAATGACCAAGAATATATCGATGCGCTTGATGAAAGGATAGAGACATTTAAAAACAGCTCTTTAAACTTCGAAATATCAATGGCTACTAATATCGTTCAAGGTGTAGAAGAAATACTATACCCAGCTATTGATTTTGTTCGTTCGAAATACGAAACTGTTATCGAAGTATTACCTTCTGTAGTTAGATCATTTAACCATAGTGCAAAGCACGGTGATAAACTATTTGAATGGAATGATATGTTAACTCGATTGGCATTAGATACGCATCGTTTTAAAAATAAGTTTCACTTCTTACAGGGAGATGTATCGCATAAAGCATTTAATTATTCAGTTATAAGTATTCACAAAGGAAACATGTATTTGTCTCCTTTCATATACGAAAATGCTCAGATACACACAGAAGATTTTCTAGTATCTGATGGTTGGATGTGGTTACCAGATGCTGATATATCTGATTTCATACTAGATAGAAAGAATGAAATTGTCAATAGTCAAATTGAAAATAGTCTTGAAAAAGAATGTGGAACATGCAAATATCTTAACATATGCGCGAACAGAATGGTGCCATTAATAATGGATACAGTATTTAATGGAAGAAAGGAATGCATTCTTAATAAAGATGTTATTGCTTTATTTGATGATGAGGTTTATCATGGGAATAGTTACTAATAACCTAAGAGCTGCTAAAGCTGATAAAGATTTTGATCTATCATTCTCTGAAGGACATGAAATTAAAGTACAGTTTAATTGCGAAGTATTATCGGGGTGTGAGTTTAAATGTAAAGGTTGTTTTGTAAACAAACTTGGTTCCAACATGGGATCTTATGATAGACTTAATAACGCTATAGATTTATTTAATGCAAACGGTTACAGAGTGTCAACCATTAATATTGGGCCTACTGATTTATTTGGTAATAATAATGTTATCGAGTTATTAAAAGACGAAACATTTCGAGAGTGTTTAAGCAAGGTTTCTACTATACAATTCGTAACAACCCTAACAAGCATTTCGCAAGAAGTTATTGAACTACTTAACAGCATCCCTAAAATAGATGGATTTTTATATGATTGTAATATAGCTTTACAACCTCCTGTAAATTGGGATTGGGTAGAAGAGCGATTAGACCTTCTGAATGGATTTACGGATGATCTAAATTATTATATGGTTTATAACATGGGTAATGATGACGAGTACAATTCTAAAGTGCTTGAAATGTCAGAACTTGTTGAGGATAGGTTTGACTCAATCCTTACATTAAACCCGTCATTCTTTAGAGCACCAAAATCTAAGGTTCAAAAACATCTTATTGAGAAATGGAAGAACTATGACTTCTCAGATAATCTTATGCCTAAAACATTTATTGACCAAGCGCAAGGTGGTTCTTTAGAGTTAAACTATACTTACTGCAACGAACGTTTCTTTTGGACGCCATTCGTATATGACATCGCTTTAATAGGTACTGATGAATTCCAAGTTAAAGATGAGAACGATATTGAATCATGGACTCAAGTAAAAGAAAATAAGTTTATGTCACAGTTGTCTTATTCAAGTAAAACTGATAACTGCGCCTCTTGTAAAAACCTAATGACATGTATTGATAAAGGCGTATTAAGTTATATGGAACATCATTCACTTACGGGCTGTACGTTTCCTGGAGTAATAACGACCTAAGAATGTTCTTGGAAACGAATCATTAATCTTACCCCATTGTTCCATGCTATCTACAAATATATTTTTAAAAGTAACATCGATATCTTCCATTGGATAAATCGCCATCAGATCGTTACCGTAATTTAATCTAACTTCGTATGTTTCGTCTTTTAAAGGAAACAATAAGAATACATTAATCGCATGTTGATCATAGAAATTAAGAACGCCTGGTGCTACAAGTATCCCATGCTTGCGTAAATCTTCACTGTAATGAAATTCACAATTCATAAAATCTACTGGCTTCTTAGCTTTTAAATACCAAGGAGCTTCTAATTTCACGACAGCATATCCCTTATAAAAATCATCGCCATACTGTCTTTGTTCATGCACACCAGTACTGACTTGATGAGAATGCAACGGACTTGCAGACGAAACCTTTCCGTTTGGTTCAACTCTAAAAATCATATCGGACCACAATCTCATTATAATAGCTTTTTGCATATATTGTGTAATTCCAGGACAAGCCTTTACAGTTGGGGTTGGAACCATAATGCCTGACTTTGAATTATAAACAGTGTACATTGTCGACAATTTTTTCCACCATGAAGGCTTTCTAATTTTAGATGTCCATTTAAAATTTTCGAAAACGCTTTTATCGTAAGTGTAAGCTTCAATCTCTAGTTTTTTTCTCATAATCAAATCCTGTAATTAAGTTCTGTCCAGTTTTTTCCATATAGTTAAACCACATTCTCATGATGCAGTCAGGTAAGTCTCGTTCTCTATTCTTCCAATCCCATTGGGTATAACATCTAAATCCACATTTGTTCCACCACTTACAAGATAAACAACCATTCTCGTCCATATATGCTTGCATCATACCAGCATTATCTTTGGGTTTATATTCTGTATTAAAATCTCTCTGATCATATCTATCCCATCTACAATTAGATGTAGAATTATCGGGGAATATCGTAACCTTATTTAAAGCCAAGCAATGCATATGGTTACTATCATTATATATAAGATCTTTTATAGGATTAATATCGGGATAGTTATGATATACAAATTTAAGAAATTCTAAGTATTCACTATCAGATGGAATCATATAATCATAACCACGATCTGGAATGTAATCATCAAAGTAAAAGTTATCAAACTTTTCATATAGATAGTGAAAATACTCATCATCGTCTGCCATAAACTTTTTTATTGATAAAGTAGTAGCAACCATATTAATTGATACGATATAGTCGGCAAAGTATTCTATATTTTTAGCATATGGACCTTTTGTTGGTCGCCCATCAAAGTCATATGAACATATAATATGTGAAGGAATTGCTTCAGCGTTTAGGTCGTCGAGCAGTCGCTGAACTCTGTCTCGTTTACTAAATTGAAACGATGTTACCCACACAACTTTAATTTTTTGTTTATGTTCGTCAAATATCTTTTTAATTGCTACAAGGAAATCAAAGTAAACAGGGTAAGCCCATTCTGATATTCTATCTTGGAATAACTCACCGCCAACCATATTGATTTGGATTATATCAACTCTGCCTTTCATCTTAATGACATGTTGTTCAACTAAATCCAATTTAGAGAATATCTCTTCCCTACTCAATCCTACGGTAGATTTTTTATCATGATGGCAGAACGAACAATTGAGGTGACAGTTTTCAAATAAAGTCAACTCAATCTCAGCGATATCAGGTCGTTTAGTTTCTAATAATGTTTTTGTTATTTCAAAGTCCAAATAACATTTCCTCTTTATAGTATTCGTAGATATCGGGAACCATACCAAGTTTTTCATTAAACTCTAGTTGGAATAGTATCTCGTCGTAAGTTTCTTTGTCTTGCCAATATGGAACAAAGTGCGGATCATTATTAAATAGTAACTCAGGATCGTTAAGTGCATCGAAAAACGGTTCGTTAAAATCCCTGTTTAACCAATGAGCATAACATATAGCAACTACATATGATTTAGCTGGGTAAATCCATTCGTCTACATACTCTCTGAAGTGTGTTAGAGCAAACTCAACCGTAAGGTCAGGTTGCCAATTAATCTCCACGTCAGTCAGATCATCTTTGAATAAAGATGCTGTCAAATGATATGCGCTTTGTCTAGCTTTCCATTCTTTCATAATATTCCAACAATCCTTTATATCCATTACAACTATTAGTCAAATCTTTAACATATCGGTAATGTTCTGTTAAACAATTACCATAATATTTACACGTCTTACATATTTCGCTTAGATTGTTCTCAGGTTCTTCCCTTGCCCACTTCTTGTACTCATAATATGTTTTATATTCTTTGAAGTATTCCCTATCATATTTATCGAACTCCAATACCCCAAACTTACCAGATGGAGTAATATACACATGATCATTACTAAAAGCATCATACTCTTTATCTATGCTTCTCCATATATTATCCATATTCTGAAAATTAAACTTTTTCTCTGTTTTTGCTTCGTCAAACTTAATAACAAAATCTTCAAAGTCTTTGTGTGTAACAGGATGTGCATTTGCTTGGTTTATTGAGTAAGGTTTAATTTCTACAGACTTAATATTAGATACCATATTAAGAGTGAAGATCATAAACTCTACATCCATCTCTAATACTTTTGGAGAGGCCAATATTAATACAGATAAATCCTTATTGGCGTTCATCATATTATTTAAAACATGCTGTTCTTTTTCTCTGGCATGGAAATCATATGATACAGATAATGTTACATCCTCATCTCGAAAGAAGTCTGGGAACGCAGACAAATTAGTATTGATATTGATAGGACCTTTGTAATAATTACGTATTACTTTCTTTAATGAATAATAATATTCTGGTGATAGTAAACCAATCTCACCGCCGTATAGATCTACGTGCCCTATTTGATCATCTACTTGACTTAAAGAATGATCTAACCATAAAGGCGTTATCTTATGTCTATCGTTTAATTGTGCTGGCGTTAAATAACAAAAATCACAACTGAAGTTACAATAGTAGGTGGGATTAATTGATAGATTCATCAACATAAGGCGTCACCATATCTGGGCTCATTCCATTCGTAGCAAGTATTCTTGGAGCGAGCGTTTTCATTTGTTTGCAATGTGCTTCATTTGTCCCTTCTCTTTTCATATCACGTACTGTCTTTTTACAACCATTACATATTTCGAACATTGGACACGTATAGCAAGCCATCTTCATTGTTTGGATATGAGGATCGTTAGCCAATGGAGTCTGCATTTCGCCATTCATTTCTTCCTCAAAATCAATAGGATAATCCATATCATCAGCAAACGAACCGCAAGAATAGTAATCACCGCCAGGGTTAAAAGCTCGAATGCCACTATCACATTGTCTATTTTGTGGACAAGATGTTGAAAAACCTTTGAGGCGTTTCATCATTTGCTTTGTATTATATTCGTATTCTGCTAATCCACGATCGTATATCTCAAGATATGTTTCGTAAATCTTACTTAACTGATATGTACTGCCTTGAACACCAGAAGCCATAGCATAATTTAGTTTGCATTCTACACCCATTTCTTTAGCAAGTTCAACGTTCTTAATAGCAAGATGTTCGTTCTCATCTGTTATGACGGCAATAAAGTCTGGTCTTTCTCCAGTGTGTTTCAACATAGCGTTTGATACCATCCAAAAATCTTTCTCAGTAAATTCGGAATAATCACCTTTTAATCTACCACCACCATATTGAAATGATGTTGCACAACCAAACCTATCATTCTTAAAGATAGGAAGCCACTTCTCGGGACGCATTAAAAAAGGCCACAGATTAGATGTAAAACTAATTGATGCGGGATAATCATGTTCATTAAGATGATCTATTAGTTCCTGATAATATTCTGGCTTTACCATAAGAGGGTCACCACCATTAACGATAATAGTATTAGTATCGGGATATCGCTTAAGAAATTTGTATATGTATTCCAAGTCTAATAAGCCAACTTCGTTAGGATCGATGTCGGTAGAAGAACAAAATGTACATTTAAAATTACAAGCTTCAGTGGGTTTAATAATTAAATCCATCCCTTATCTCCTGCTAGTTTTAGCATTAGAGTTTTAGGCGCTGGACAAACGTCTTCCATCCATTGAAGTTGGTGACAATCAGAATGGCAATAGATAAAGACTGGGCAATCATAACATCTTGGATCACGATCATGAGTTTCACACGAAATGATTTCCATTCGTTTCGGGCTTAATCTTACTTCTTTTGCTGGCATACTAATATCACCATACCATTGAGTAGGCGCAGTATTAGGACAACCTGCTACAGTTCCATCAGCATTGATTGTGTGTATCTTTTGTTCACAATCCCTACAGAACGTACCATTAAAGAATTGACCTTTACTAAACTTATCATAAACTGAGTTAAGAAAGTTGTTTTCAATAGGGTGATCTTTAGTTGTCTCATGCATTTTCATCCAAAAAGCATCGAGCTCAGAATTATGAGGGAAGATTTCTGTGTTTATCGTTGCGTTACCATCATGAGTAAGTCTTTCATAACTAATAGTACCAATACCTAATGAATACATATAATCAGCAATTTCAAGAGGATCCATTGCAACAACATCTTTAGACACTGAAATAAAGCATTGGATATAACATCCCTCAGCTACCAAAAGCTTTACATTATCTTCCCATAACTTGCGCTGCTTTTCATTTGCAAATCTAATATTTGGGTCCCAAGATGTACCGATAGAACCAGAGTCTAATATTTTGAGAAACTCGATACGTTCATCTGTAAGTTTATAAGTTAGATTTGTTGTAATACCATGTGTGCATTTATCACCCCAATGATCTTTCGTAACATTGTAGAAATGCCACAGATCTTTCATAGGCGCTAGCAAAGGTTCTCCACCATGATATTCGAAGTGAATACGGTTTGAACCATCGTCTAGTTCGTTACACCACTTTGCAGTTTTATCTGCATCAAAATAAATTTTACGACCATTGATACCAGAGGTAAAACAATGTGCACAATTTAAATTACAAGTTTCTGTAGTCTTAACGTATACGATTAAGTGTTTCTGAGTCGTGAATGCCATGTGATAACATTAGTGCCTTTTCATAATTTAACGCTCTGTGCGGTGTTCCTGCTTCTATGAACAGAGTTTCATTTTTAGATAAAGAAATCTCTTTACCTTCAACTTCCATGATCTTAGTTCCTTCGACGCATTCTATAATAACATCAATTGGATCAGTATGTACATCAAAAGATGCACCGTTTTCCTGATTATAAAAAACATGAACAGTTCCGTTATTAATGCCTAAAGGTTTTTCAAACTGTTCTACTTTAATGGTAGCTTTATTTGCTAATAAAACCGTAGTTTCTCCAAGATAAGCAATGTATTCTGATTGTTTTATGTAATGCTGATTTCCATTTTCATCTATATGAGATACGTCGTGGTTATTAAAGCATTCTTCTGTTAATAAGAAATTTTCAAATTGGTCAAATGTCACTACTATTCTCCATGTCGTATATATCTATTTATACCATAATTTTAGAGCTTTGTAAACCGTTATAAATAATTGTATATATTATGAGGAGATTGATTATGGAAATGACTCCAAGATGGCCTACTATGTTTGGTCAAGGGAAATTTGAAGTTGAAGGGTTATTTGAGTACCTATTTGCAAACTACGACCTAAACGATCCAGGCGGTGATGTAGATGGCGCAAATATTTTTACAGATAATTCTGAAATGATGAATAAGTTTAAGTCCGTTGTTCATGGTAAATTCAACGAATATCTTACAAACACAATCAGTAAGACTATAGAAGACTTTGGCGATCACGAAATTAAAGCTTGGATTACAGGTCATGGTAAAGGTTATAGCATGACAACCCATAACCATTCTGGTGCACACATATCAGCTGTGTTTTACGTTTTAGCTGAAGATAAGTATTCTGGTGGGTCAATTGTATTCATTGATCCAAGAAGTAATGCAAATCGTGGATACGATAGTTCGTTTGATGATTTATTTGCGCATCATGCATTCGTCCCAGAAACTGGTGATTATGTAATCTTTCCTTCTTTTAATTACCATCACGTAAAACCTTACTACTCTGAATTTAGAATATGTATACCAGTTGATTTGTATTTGTATAGTAACAAAGATGTATAAATAGCTATATAATTTAACGTGTTCACATAGAACACTGAACGATAAACAAACGGAGATTTAAAATGGCACTTTCATATACTTACAAAGTCCGCAATCTGAAGGTAAAAGATGAAGTTAACAGCGAAGGCGCTACATTGCAAAACGCTGTTGTTCAAACTTATTGGACTATCATCGGTACTGACGAGAACGGAAACTCTGGCGAATGGTCAGGGGCAACACCATTTACTGCAGCAAGTGTTCCTGCCGGTTCATTCACACCTTTCGAAACCTTAGAAGAAGCTGATGTTATTGGTTGGATTCAAAACGTTGTTAATAATGATGCCCAATATAAAGCACATATTGATGAGCAACTTACAAAAGAAATCAGTAGAAATGTAGAAACAGAAGTTGCTGGAGAAGATTTGCCTTGGGGTGTAGCGGCAGCAGCGCCTGATGCAAGCGAAGGCGAATAAAAAATGACATATACTTGGGAAATTATAAAGCTTGGGCATGCAGATGTAACTAACGCTGGTGGTGAAAGTTTAACTAATGCAATTATCCAAGTTCAATGGAGAAAGAAAGCCACAGACAGTGACGGCAATTCTTCAGTATATTTGGGAAAAACTAATCTTGATGTTTCAACTACTAGCGCGGCAGATTTTGTAGCTTTAGATGATGTAACAAAAGAAAACGTTATCGCTTGGGTAGAAGAAAGCTTAAGTGCTTCCGAAGTAACGATGATAAATAATATTTTACAGAAAAAAGTTCAAGAAACTGCTATGACTGAGATCGCACCTTCTTGGTAAGATCGCCTATACTTTGTTATAGTTTTATATTATGGAGACAAAATGCACGATTTGCACACAGGTGGATTAGCTAATTACGCCTTAAAAAGAGGCGGTTCACTGCACCCAATTTGTATACCAACAGAAGTGCTTGGTAACGAAACAGGGATTATGAACCCCTCTATTTTTCTTCACAAAGGAAAAATACTCGTTAACGTAAGACACGTTAACTATATCTTATATCACTCAGAAGGTAAACAGTTTCCTCATCAGTGGGGTCCTTTGGTATACGTACATCCCGAAACAGATGTTACTTTGAGAACGCATAACGTAATATGCGAGCTTGATAAGAATATGAATCTGGCCAATGCTCAAAGAATTAATATGGTTTTAGATACAGAACCTACTTGGAATTTTATTGGATTAGAAGATGCGCGCTTGTTTAGTTGGGATGATAAACTATTCTTATGTGGTGTAAGAAGAGATTGTTATGATAATAAGGGTAAAGGGCGCATGGAAATGTGTCATATAGATTTCGTAGATGGTGAATGGAAAGAATTGTCGCGTCATCCAATTCCTGCGCCTGGTGATGACGGATCTTATTGTGAAAAAAATTGGATGCCTATTCTTGATATGCCTTATCACTTTGTAAAATGGACAAATCCTACTCAGGTGATTAAATTCGATATAGATGAAGGAACAACGGTAGATGCGGTATATGACGCGTCAAAATTTGTTAACGCGAATAAAGATTTTAGAGGTGGATCTCAAGTACTTCGCATTAATGAAAATCAAAGAATGGCTTTTATTCACGAAACAAACCTATTAAGAGATCCTTTTGGCAGAAAAGATGGTAACTATGCGCACAGAGTAATCGTATGGGATAACGATTGGAATATAGTTCATAAATCTAAAGAATTCCATTTTATGGGAACTTATTATGATCATGTTAAAGCACAAGATTATAATATAGAATTTGTAACAGGCGCTGCAATGTTGGGTAACGATATTCTTATTTCTTATGGATGGCAAGATAATGCCTCGTATGTGTTACGCATGCCTCAAAATGTGTTTGCAAATTTTCTTTATGGAGAGTAGATTATGAAATTTAAAAATATGCAAGTTTTAAACGATGTTGTGTTAGATTATTCTAATCCGTTTAAGATGTATAAGTTAGCTTTAGAATACGATTCTCTTAAACAAGGAGCTGCAGCATTCGGTTGGTATCTTAGAGCTGCTGATTTTGTGACTGGAAATTCAGACGAAGAACTAGAATTACAATATAAGTGTTTAATAAAAGGTGCAATGATTTTTGCAAGATCTGAAGCACGTAATGAAACTTCAAAAGGTCTAATTAAATTAGCGATGTCTATTTTGCCGAATAGGCCAGAAGCGTATTATTTTGCTTCTAGATGGGCTATAGACCAAAGCAAATTCAGAAATGCTTTAATGTATGCGAAAATAGCTTTATCACAAAATGAAGAGCATGAACCCATTGAAGATTTAAAAGATTACCCAGGAAAAGTCGGATTAAAATATTGTTATGCAGTTTCTAAATGGAAATCTGACGGAAGAGATGACTCTAGAAACTTGCTCTTTGATTTGAAATACAAAGAAAAACTAAATATGACTAAAGAGATAAGTGATAGTGTTAATGGATGGTTAGGATCTGTCGGTTATCCAAGTACAATACCTTATACTAAAGAAGAAAAATCTAAATACAGATTTCCCTTTGAAGGCATGGATAAAATCGATAAAAATTATTCCCGCCATTTCCAAGATATGTTTGTGTTGTCATTATTAGATGGTAAAACAGACGGTTCCTTTATAGAAATAGGATCAGGCCATCCTACGCTATTCAATAATACATTTCTATTAGAAGATAAATTTAATTGGAAAGGTATATCTTTAGATTACTCAGAAAGAATGTGTTCTAAGTTTAGTAGAGAAAGAAAGACAAATATAATTTTTGCTGACGCTTCAAACATAGATTACTCACAACTTTTTAAGCAAAACTGTATAGAGCAACGTGTAGATTATCTAAGAATAAACGCAGACTCAGCTTCTTATAAAGTACTAGAATCTATACCATATCATAAGCATGAATTTTCTACAATTCAGTTTCAACATAATGCTTGTTGGTGGGGAGAGGAAATGAGAGACGCTAGCAGAGAATTCCTTAAGAATGTAGGCTATATTTTATGCGTTTCAGATGTAGCTATTGATGAAGAGCATGCTTATGAAGATTGGTGGATTCATCCAGCCTTAATAAATAATCGTATGCAATCCAATAAAAGTATTAATTTCGCTTGGCAATATATGATGAAGGAAAGAAAATGAAACCAGTAATCGTAACAGGAGGGTTTGACCCTTTACATTCAGGACATATCGCGTATTTTAAAGCTGCTAAGGAATTAGGTTCTATTCTATTTGTTGGTGTTAATAGTGATGAGTGGTTAACACGAAAAAAGGGAAGACCTTTTATGCCAGTTGAAGAACGTATTGCAATCATTAAAGAAATAGGTTGTGTAGGACATGTATTCGCATTTAATGATGACGATGATACAGCAATTAACGCTATTGAATATGTAAAGAAACAAGCACCAGGAAATTCTAGCATAGTCTTCGCGAATGGTGGAGATCGTACTAAAGATAATATCCCAGAAATGGTATTCGATGATGTAGAATTTTTATTTGGTGTTGGTGGAGAAGATAAGAAAAATAGTTCATCTTGGATTTTAAAAGAATGGGATAAACCTACAACAAAAAGATTGTGGGGTAAATACAGAGAATTAGATCAAAATGGTCATTGGAAAGTTAAAGAACTGTCTATAGATGTTGGTAAATCATTATCTGATCAAAGACATTTTATACGTTCTGAGCATTGGCATGTTGTTGATGGAGATCTTAAAATGAATCTAGACTTCCAAAATGGATATAGTACATCTAAAATCTATAAAACCGGAGACAGCATTGACATTCCAAGACGGACATGGCATCACGCAACGAATGTCGGTGATAAACCAGTAAAGGTAATTGAGGTTTGGATGGGAGATACTCTCTCAGAAGAAGATATAGAAAGAAGATAACTTTATTTTGTAGTAGATAATACTATTCTACCGTGTCTCCTAAAAAGTGTCAACCTATATTTTTATAAATAGTAGAAATAAGTTTGAAACAAAGGAGAAAGACATGGCCTTTCAGTTATCGCCTGGCGCCAGAAATGGTACGCTCCAGTCACTAGAGACTACAATCGGTGCAAATCCGATCTTAACAATAGCAACAGGTGCATCACCCACAGAGTGTGCGAGTGCAAATACTGGTAATATTGTTGCTACTATGGTATTACCTTCAGATTGGCTTGCAACTCCTTCTGGCGGAGTAATTCAATTATCAGGTAGTTGGCAAGATTTATCAGCAGATGCATCAGGCACGGCAGGGTATTTTAGAATTCACCAAAACGATGGAACAGTTTGTCATATGCAAGGTACTATTTCTGCATCTGGCGCAGGTGGAGATATGCAGTTAGACAATACTAACATCGCTATTGGTCAACAAATTACAATCACTACATTTACAATTACTGCTGGTGGCGCATAAAGGACTGTCTAAATGTCCGCAAATGGCGTATTTACATCAACATTAGATATTAGTTTCTTCGGTGGCGGTTTTTCAACCATCGAAGGACAAGCTTCTGGTGTCTTCGATCTAAGTTTTACATCCGATGTTTTTAATCCAGTTCTTGCTGAATTAAATCAAACATTGACATTTGATGTTGAAGCTGGTATTGTGACACCTACTATCTATGGTGAATTTTCAGGAGCAATAGATTTTACGCTTGACCAATCTGGTCGTATAGAATTCGGTATTCAAAGCTACTTAACTTCAGCAAATAACGAACTAGACTTTACTGCGATATCATACGGTAAAGTTCCAGTAGCTGCTACCGCAAATCCAACCTTTGAAATATTGTTCTCAGGAACCATGGCTCAATTCTCTGAGATAGAAGGTGCTACTGCATTCGATTTCTCTTTGTATGGATACGGCGAAAACTATACTCTTCTTAGTAAAACAAGATTTGGTAAAAACGATGCAGAGTTAACAAGACTTGCATCAAATGAAGCAGTAATTAAACAAGAGCCTAACGACGTTAAGATAAGAAATTCTGGCATAACATACGCAGAAGTACGATGACAGTTTTAATAAATAAGAGTAAATACTTGGAGAAAACAAATGGCAGCTAACTTTTATATAAAACAAAATGATACTGCGCCAGCAATTGAAGCGGTTCTTACTGATTCTTCAGGACGAGCAAAATCATTAGCCGCGGCTTCATTAATAAGATTTAATATGTCTACAGATTCTGGCACTAATGTTATCAATCTGGGAACAGGCGCAATCGTAAATCCGGCAAAAGGTATAGTATCATATACTTGGCAAGCTGGTGATACATCTAACACCGGTATTCATAACGCAGAATTCCAGGTTACATACAATAACGGTCAGATCGAGAGTTTTCCAAACTCAGGTTACATTAAAGTAATCATCAAAGAAGAACTGGCGTAAGGAGAAAACAATGGCGCAACCACAGTCAAGAGAAGAATTTCAAGATTACGTCTTAAGAAAAATCGGTGCACCTGTTATTCAAATTAACGTGTCAGAAGAACAGATTGAAGACCGAGTAGACGAAGCAGTTTCTTTTTGGAGAGATTACCATTATAACGGATCACAAATGGTATATCTTAAACACCAGATAACTGAAGAAGATAAAGAAAGAGGTTGGGTTCCTTTACCTCCTAAACTTTTAGGTATATCAAAAATATTCTCTTTCGATACATCTATCTCAACAGGTACTGGTATGTTTAACGTAACATATCAATTTGTTTTAAATAATATTCAGGATATGACAAGCTATAGTATGCAGAACTATTATATGACTATGCAACATATCGAGTTCCTTCAAGAAATTCTTGTTGGTAAACCGATGGTTCGTTATAATAGACATGTTAATAAATTGCATGTTGATACAGATAGAAAGGGTTGGGTAGTAGGTAACTATATTATTATAGAAGCTTATGATATTATTGACCCTGACGAATATGCTGATGTTTGGACAGATCGTTGGTTACAGAACTATGCTGCTGTTTTGGTAAGAGAACAATGGGGACTAAACTTAACTAAATTTACCAATATGCAATTAGTAGGTGGTGTATCTTTTAACGGTGAACAAATCTTATCAGAAGCAAGAGCTGAGCGGCAACAAATAGAAGAAGACGCAATACGTTCATTGCAACCACTTACATATAACTTCATTGGATAAATCATGGCAACTAATGCATTCTTTAGAAACATTGATAACACAAACGAACAGAACTTAATTGATGACTTAGTAATTGAATCAATTCAGATCTATGGTCTCGACGTTAAGTTCGTTACGAGATTGCATTCTAATGTCGATAAGATTTTAAATGAGGATGATTTACCTACATTTGATAACTATTACGATTTTGAAGTTTATATTAAAAACGTTGACGGTTTTGAAGGTGAAGGAGATTTCTTAAGTAAGTTTGGTCTTCAAATCAGAGACTCAATTACATTTACTGTAGCAATAAGAACATTCGAACGGTTTGTAACAAGAGAAAAAGACACTAGAAAAAGACCGTTGGAAGGAGAAATGATATTCCTCCCTCTTAACGGTAAAATGTACAAAATTCAGCATGTTGAGCACGAAAGTATATTCTATCAATCTGGTTCTCTTCAAGTGTATGATATGCGTTGTGAACTCGCAGAATATTCTGGTGAAACATTCGATACTGGTTATTATGAGATTGATAATTATTTTGAAGATATTGATACTTCTGCTAATACCGTTACTACACTTACGAATTTAGCAAACACAGATCCTATTTCCCAAAACGTATTCTTCGAGTCGCAGGCTGATGATATCATAGATTTCTCTGAGATGGATCCATTCAGCGAAAATATTTCAATACAGGACTCATAATATGGCAATTGCAAATTACTTTTATAACTCAACGACAAGAAAATATGTTGCACTGTTTGGGACTCTGTTTAATCAATTAAAAATTCAGAGACAAGATAACGCAGGCGTTACTAAAAAAGATATGATTGTGCCGTTATCTTACGCACCATTTCAAAAAATATTAGCACGAGCAACTCAAGATCCTGATCTTATTAACAGCCGTCGTCCCGCTATGACTCTGCCTAGAATGTCTTTTGAGATGACTAGTCTTGCTTATGATGCTACGCGAAAAATTGGTTCTACTCAAAAACTTATAAAAAGAAATAAAGATGAAACTGATGATGGACGAGATTTTATCTATTCTCCAGTTCCTTATAACTTAGAGTTTTCTCTTTACATTATGACTAAGTACGCAGAAGATGCTACAAAAATTATGGAACAAATACTTCCGTTCTTTACACCAGATTTTACTGTGTCTGCTCAAATGATACCTGATATAGACCCAATAGATATTCCAATTATTATGACAAGTGTTACAACTGAAGACCTTTATGAAGGTACTTTCGAAGAAAGAAGAGCTATATTATATACTCTTACATTTACTTTAAAGGGTTGGTTCTTTGGACCAGAAAAGAGAAAACAAGTAATTAAATTTGTAGACGTTGATATGTTTAACGGAACAGCAACAGATTCTCCATTCATAGAAGGTTTAGATATTAGACCTGGACTTAGCGCAAACGGTGAACCTATTACTATAGATGGAGAACAGGCACAAGCTATTGCTAGTTTGGTTAACGGTACAGTGAGCTCTATTACTGTTACTAATTCTGGTGAACAGTATAATGCGAATACGACTGTAACAATATCTGCACCAGATGTAGCTAACGCGAGTTTAATCCCTACTTTAACTAGTGGATCAATCACTAATATATCAGTAGCTGAACCTGGAGGATACTTTAGTACAACTCCGACTATTTCTATATCATTACCAGACGCGACTCCTACCACTGCTACAGCTACTGCAAGTACCGCAAATGGAGTAATCGATGCAATCACAGTTACAAATGGTGGTAATTTCTATAGTAATCCTACTTTTACAATAAGTCCTCCACCTTCTAAATCACCAGAATTTAAATTTGGAGATGATGCTTTGCATCACGACCATGAAGATGATGTTACTGAATTACATACTTCTGCTGGATTTTTTAATACGGCAACTGGTTATAAAATACAATTGTGGGTTTATCCAACATCATTTCCTGGAGGTAATCCATTCTCTTTAATATTTTCTAACTTCTGGAAATTGCTTTATAACTCAGATGATGGTCAAGTAAAATTCCAATACGGAGGTGGAGCAAGTGTAAACTCTGATAGTAATTTGATTTTAAATCAATGGAACCACGTTGAAGTCGAACAAGAAGGCACAGATATAAGAGTTAACTTAAACGGAACAAAGGGTACTTCCGTTGCTAAAGGTAGCGGTAATATATTATTCCCTGGCCACATAATTAGAGCTGGTGATGCCCAAGGTAACGAGTCTGTGTTTGATGGAGCAAACAGAAGTTTTATCGGATACGTTGATAATATTACATGGGATGCTCAAGCTTCTATGTCTGGAGCAGATGGTTCATCTTATACAGTACCAACAACAGCACAAAACGGCAGCGTGTTTGAAAGTAACTTTGATAAATCATTGCCTTCTGCTAATTTAGTTGTAACTGACGGTGTAGTTTCTGCTATAAATGTAGTTGAAGGTGGTGCTGAATATGGTAATACAGTTCCTATAGTTACTATTCAAGATCCAGATGATACGGCAGCTTCGTTTGCGGCAACAGCTACGCCTAATCTTGTTAACGGTGGCATAGATAGTGTAGCGATTACAAATAACGGAAAATTTTACGCAAATACACCAACTGTAAATGTTTCTGCGCCTACTGCTACCACGGCTACAGCAATTCCTAATATTCTTCCAAGCGGAGATGTATCTTCAATTACTGTAACGAATGCTGGTCTTGGTTATAGAACAGTTCCTACAATCTTTATTACTTCGCCTGATTTCGGTTCAGTACCATATACTGATATAGAATTCGACGATAATTGGGGTATAATTAAAACAATAGTGAGTGAATAAATGAATAATGATAAAATAGCTGAAAATCTGGGCATGCGGCCTCTTTCAGAAGTGAGAGAAGAAGCCACAGAAGATTTACCCATTGAAGTTGTAGAAGAAAATCTGCCTGCTGAAATCGTAGAATTTGATGATGAAAATCTAAATGATTTAGAAAAAGTAAGATCAAACATTCAGGATGTAATGAATACTGGACAAGAAGCAGTAAGAGAAATGCTCGAGATTGCAAAGCAGTCTGAACAACCTAGAGCATTTGAAGTTGTATCTACTCTTATGAAAACATTGTTAGACGCAAATAAAGATTTTGCTGAGGTATCTACTAAGAAAAAGTTTGCAAAAGAAGAGCTCAACGGGCCAAAAGAAGCTGCACAAAGTAATGTTACAAACAATAATCTTATTGTATCAACTGCTGATTTGTTAAAAATGTTAAAAGAGAATACAAATGAGTGAAGGTTATTTAGGCAATGTTAATCTTAAAAATAGCGGACAAGAAATTGAATGGACTCCTGAACTATTAAAAGAATATATGAAATGCGCAAAGGATCCGATATATTTTGCTAAGACATATATTAAGATTGTTCATGTTGACAAAGGTCTTGTACCTTTTGAAATGTATCCATATCAAGAAAATATTACAAGAAAGATTACAGATAACCGTAGAGTTGCAGTATTAACTGCACGTCAGTCCGGTAAAACAACTACTGCTATGGCGATTATTTTACACTATGTTTTATTTAACGAATTTAAAACCGTTGCTATATTAGCTAACAAAGGTGATGCCGCTCGAGAAGTTATGGCGAGAGTTAAGCTTGCATTTGAAGCATTACCTAAATGGTTGCAACAAGGGGTTGAAGAATGGAACAAAGGAAACATTGCACTTGAGAATGGTTGTCAAGTTTTGGCAGGTACTACCTCTTCAAGCGCAATTCGTGGTAAATCAGTTAATTTTCTATATCTTGATGAGGTTGCATTCATCGAAGGATATGACGAATTTTTCGCATCTGTTTATCCTACTATCTCGTCTGGCGAGTCAACAAAACTTTTAATGACTTCTACACCAAACGGTTTAAACCATTTTTGGAAAACCTGTAAAGGTGCAAAAGAACAGACTAACGGTTATGAATACGAAGAAGTAATGTGGAATGATGTTCCTGGCAGAGACGAAAAGTGGCGCCAAGAAACAATCGAAGCATTAGACCATGACTCTGAAAAATTTGCCCAAGAATATGAATGCCAATTTTTAGGTAGTTCTGGTACTCTGATATCAGGAGCTAAACTAAAAACGTTAGCTGCTTCTATACCAATTCACAAAGGTGAAGGTTTTACTCAGTACGAAGCACCTATTAAGGACAGACAATACGCAATGACAGTTGATGTCGCACGTGGTAAAGGTTTAGACTATTCTTGTTTTTCAGTACTAGATATTTCTGAAATGCCATATAAACAAGTTGGTGTTTACAGAGATAATTTAATTGGTCCCATAGATTTTGCTTCAGTTGTATTTAGAATAGGTAAATTATATAACGAAGCAGGCGTATTAATAGAAATTAATGACATAGGAGAACAAGTAAGTGACGTTCTTTTGATGGATTATGGTTATGATAATCTTCTTTATACATCTAATAATGGAAGAAGCGGTAAGATATTAACTGGCGGTTTTGGTAAAAGAGTTGATAATGGTATAAGAACAACAAAACTTGTTAAAGGTACTGGGTGTTCTATGCTTAAAATGCTTATAGAACAAGATCAGCTAATAATTCAAGATCAAGACACAATAGAAGAATTAAGTAGATTTTCTAAGAAAAAGAATTCATTTGAAGCAGAACAAGGATTTCATGACGATTTAGTTATGAACTTAGTGCTATTTGCTTGGATGACCGAACAACCTTATTTCAAAGATATGACAGACATAAATACATTAGTTAAGCTCAGAGAAAAGACAGAGGAGCAAATTGAGGAAGAGCTATTACCATTCGGTTTTGTCGACGTGGGTGACGAATTTTATTATGAAGACGACGGACTAAGGCTGTGATATAATAGAATTGAAAAATTTATAAATAGAAACAGTAAGAATAGATAAAACAAGATTAACGCGTTTTCAATACACAAAGGAGAAAAATATGGCTTTTTCCGTAAGTCCTTCTGTTATCGTTCGAGAAGTGGACGCCTCACAGGCAGTGCCAGCCATTGCGAATCCACCTGCTGCTATAGCAGGTGTATTTAGATGGGGTCCAACAAACGAACCGATACTTATATCATCGGAAAACCAACTCGTAGATCGATTTGGTGCACCAAATAATAACAATTACGAAACATTTTTTGTAGCTTCAGATTTTCTGTCATACTCGAACGCGTTATACGTTGTTCGTGCTGATGATGGATCAGTAACTGCTAACTCAACAACAATAGTAAGAGATGGTAATAACGACATTATTCCTGAATCTTCTACATTCGGAGCTTTTGAAGCTAAATATCCTGGAGAATTAGGTAACTCGTTAGAAGTTACTTGGGTATCTTCTACTGGTTTTGAAAATGACTGGAGAGAAGTAGGGGAAATTCAGCAAAACAAAGTTTCAAACTCAGCAATCGCGCAAACAATTTCATTTAACAGCAATGCCATGACTTTAGAAACAGGCAACACTGATCAATTGACTGCACTTACAGCGGGCGATGTCTTAGTCGTAGGTAACGATTCAATCGGTTATCAAGAATTAAGAGTGGCAAGTTTCACAGAAACTGCGGTTTCTGCTGAATCAGTACCTGGAGATGCTAACACAGCATTCATAGCGCTATATCAATACGACGTTTCGTTTTCAAACAAATACACTTTAGCTGAAACTAGTTTAAATAAGCTTGAGCTTACTAGAAAATGGCAACATGGTTCTAATTTCTCTAGAAAGCCAGACGCTAATCACATTCACGTAGCGGTTATTGACGCAGGTGGAGCAATTTCTGGTACTAAAGGATTTATGCTAGAGAAATTTGAAAATATTTCAACAACCGTAGGTGCAGTTTCACCGCAAGGTTTAACTAACTACTACAATACAGTAATTGACAACTTCTCTGAATGGGTAAAACTTGCAAACACTAGTGTTATCGGTACTGCTGCTACTGCTCTTTCAAAATATGAAGTAATGGCCGATGGTACAGATGCAACAACCGAAACTACTGCAACTCTTGCACATCTTGGTTTAGCATTAGATACTCTTAAAAGCGCTAACGAAATTGATATCTCGTTTGTTCTTCAAGGTAAAGGCGATGATGCAGCAACAAGAGCAAATTATATTGTTTCTAACATTTGCGAAACAAGAAAAGATTGCGTAGCTTTCATCTCACCATCTAAAGAAGCAGTTGTTGACGAGTTAAAAACAAATGCTAAGCTAACAAAGGCAATTGCATATCGTAACAAAGTTCAAAATTCATCTTATATGTTCGTTGATAGCGGTTACAAATATCGTTACGACAAATATAATGACATGTATCGTTGGACGCCGTTAAACGGTGATATGGCTGGTCTTGCTGCTAGAGTAGAAGCATGGGAATCACCTGCTGGATTTAGAAAAGGCGTAATTAAGAACGTAGTTAAACTAGCATTTAACCCAAATAAAACAATGAGAGATGCGCTATACGGTGCAGATATTAACCCCGTAATGTCGCAAGTAGGTCAAGGAATTGTACTATTTGGAGATAAAACTGGTTTAGGTCTAGCATCTGCTTTCGATCGTTTAAATGTTCGCAGATTGTTTATTGCAGTAGAAAAATCTATCGCAACAGCAGCTCAAAGCTTCTTGTTTGAACTGAATGATGAATTCACTCAAACACAGTTTAAAAACATTGTTGATCCGTTCTTACGTGATATCCAGGGAAGAAGGGGTATTATTGATTACCGAGTAATCAGTGACTCAACTGTTAACACTCCTGAGGTAATTGACCAAAATAAATTCCGCGCAAGCATATTCATCAAACCAGCTCGTTCTATTAACGTTATCGAATTAACATTCGTTGCAACTAGAACCGGTATTGAATTTGATGAAATTGTTGGTCAGTTAACGTAATAAATAGAATAAGATAAAGGAGAAACAACATGGCATTCAATATCAACCAGTTCAAGTCAGAACTCGTCGGTGGCGGTGCACGTCCAACGCTCTTCCAATGTCAAATCACAAACCCAATTGCTCCAGAAGCCGATATTAAAGTACCATTTATGATACGAGCGGCAGGAATTCCAGAATCAGTTCTGGGGCAATTTACGGTTCCATACTTTGGCCGTCAGGTCAAATATGCAGGTGATAGGGTGTTCGCAGATTGGAACGTGACTGTTATCAATGACGAAGACTTTGCTATTCGTAACGCGATGGAAGCATGGTCTAACGCAATAAACTCGCATGACTCTAATACTAGAGCCTTGCCACAAACTTATAAGTCAACTGGACAAATTACTCAGTTCAGTAAAGATGGTTCAATTCTTAGAACGTACATTTTCGAAGGCATGTATCCAATCAATATCGATGGTATTGCAATGGATTGGTCACAAAGTGATACAATCGAAGAATTTGGAATGACCTTCCAATACGACTTATGGCGCGTTGAGGGTAACACCGGCGTTCCAACTACATAATTATATAATTAGAAAGTGATAAAATGAAAATTTTTGGTTTTGATATCAAGAGAGACGGCGAAGAGAAGGAGCAATTTGTTCCTTCTTCTTTCGCTGAACCTCAAAACGACGATGGAGCTATCACTGTTGGTAATGCAATGGGTGGCTTCTATAGTACGTTGTTGGACATGGAAGGTTCGGCTAAGACTGAATCTGAATTAGTGACTAAATACAGAGGATTAGCGCACCAACCAGAAATTGCACAAGCTGTTGATGAAATCGTCAATGAAGCGATTAGTGTTGATACAGATGAAAAAGTAGTAGAGATTATTCTCGACGATACCGATCTTCCAGATAAAATTAAAAAACGAATTAGCGAAGTGTTTGATGAGGTTCTTTCTCTATTAGACTTTAGTAACACAGCTTATGATACGTTTTCAAAATTTTATGTAGACGGCAGAATCAATTATCACATTATTATTGACAACGAAAAAATCGAAGAAGGTATTAAAGAATTACGTTACGTAGATCCTCGTAAATTAAAACTTATTCGTGAAGTCGATAAGAGAGAAAAAGATCCGCACTCTGGTATTCCAGTCAAAAAAGTTAAAAGCGAATACTATATGTATTCAGAAAACGGATTTGGTTCTGATAAGAGTGGAGCACAAGGCGGAACACAAGGATATAGAATTTCAAAAGATTCTGTAGCAAGAATTACTTCAGGTCAAATGAATGAAAACAATTCTTTAGTCTTATCATACTTACATCCTTCAATTAAACCACTTAATCAGTTAAGGATGTTAGAAGATGCAACAGTCATTTATACTCTTACTAGAGCTCCTGAGAGAAGAATCTTCTATATTGATGTCGGTAACTTACCTAAGTCGAAAGCTGAACAATATCTAAGAGATATGATGGTTCGTCATAAAAACAAGCTACAATATAATTCATCTACAGGTGAAATTACAGACGCTCGTAAAATGATGACAATGACTGAAGATTTTTGGTTCCCACGTCGTGGTGGTGAACGTTCAACTGAAGTTGATACATTAGCAGGTGGTACATCTCAAGCTTTAAGTTCTGATGAGAATATGCAGTACTTTCAACGTAAACTATATAAATCGTTAAAAGTTCCTATCTCAAGACTTGAACCTGAGTCAATGGCTACATTCGGCAGATCTTCTGAAATTACAAGAGATGAGTTAAAATTTAGTAAATTTGTACAAAGATTGAGAGCAAGATTTTCTCAACTGTTTACGAATATATTAGAAAAGCAATTAATTCTTACAGGCATGCTAACTCCTGAAGAATTTGCTGAAATTAAAAATCTAATTCGTTACGACTTCGTTGTAGATAACTATTTTACTGAGCTAAAAGAAGCTGAGATAACTAGAGAAAGACTTACAACACTGCGTGAAGTTGAAGAACATGTAGGCACATACTACTCAAGAGAGTGGGTGCTTAAAAATGTACTCCGCATGTCAGAAGAAGAAATGGATGATATGAAAGAACAAATAGAAGCTGAACTCAAGGAAAATCCTCCTGAGGAAGCTCCTGAAGAAGAATAAACAAGAACAAACTATAATATTGTATAAATATAGAAAAGATTAACCGGGAGAAAAATGATGAAATCATTTAGAGCTATAGTGTCAGAGGTTGCGCAACCTCGAGGACCAGAAGAAAAGAAGTTTAAGGATATGCATTCTTATGAAACTAAGTCTCATCCTGTTGCGCCCGACGCTGTATTTACCGGTGCCATTGGCGCTGATGATTTACCTAAAGTAAAAGCAAAACGCAAAGCTGACCAAGAAGGTGATGTAAACTACGACAAGCAATTCAAAGAATCATATGGATCAACTATGGTTTGTAAAGATTGCGGCGATGAATTTGGTAAACCAACACCAGGCAATGGCTGTACTAATGATTGTAACGATAAAAATGAAAATTGTTGGATGCCAAAAGAACAATATCTTGCTGCTCAGACGACTAAAGAAGAAGCTGAAGTTAACGAATTGTCTAAAAAAGCTCTAGGTAACTATATTAAAACAGCATCTAATGACGCCGCTGACCACGCTCAAGATACAGGCAAACATTATGGCAACAAAGCGAACTATAAAGCCTTTTTGAGTTCTTGGGAGAGAGAAAAACGCCGTAAGGGTGTGAATATGGCCGTCAACAAATTGGCTAAAGAAGAATTAGAGTTAGAAATTAACGAAGATTTAACAATGGTTTCTCGTCAACCACACCCAAAAGGTGGTCACATTGTAACTTTAATCGATAAGAACGGTAAGAAAGTTGTTCGTCACCTTAACAACGGTAAAGTTAAAGACATAAAAAATGTTAAAGATATGAAATCAGAAGAAACTCAACTTGACGAA